GGGGGTTGGTCGGCAATCCAATATTATCGTTAATCATATTGCGTTGGTTGAGCAGGGAAGATGCGGGCCGCGCTGTGCCATTAGAGATCGCAAACCAGTTATCGACCAAGAGGATATCGATATGAAAAAAAGAAGTAAGTTTTCCGACAAGATTTCTTCCTTACTCCGCCGCGCGTACCGGGCGAAGGACAGCTTAGAGCTCGAAGAAATCGCCGAAGAGGCGAAGGATGCCTTCCCCGACGACATTACGGATGAGGAGTTCCCGGCGGAGGCAAACGGAGAGGAAGATATCCACATCCATGTCGACCAGGATGATGAAGAGTTTCCGAGCGGTAGGGCCACTTTTACAGACGATGATATCCAAGCCTATATCGACCAAAACGATGCTGAGCACCAGGATATCTTCTCCCGCCTAGAAGCACTGGAGCGGAAATTATCCGGCGCCGCCAGCGAGGACGAAGAGTTCATGGTCGGCGATAACACCGCTATGGAAGAGGCTATGCTGGACGAATTGCCTGAAGAACTACAGGCTGAAGCCGGGAAAGCCCGAGATTCCCGTTACCTAGGCGACACCTACCGCGAAACGATATCAATGGCAGAAGTGCTGGCCCCAGGAATCAAATATGGTACTTTTGATAGCGCCGCGAACCCAGTACAGACCTTCAAGCGAATTTGTGGCCTCCGCCGCAAAGCCCTGGATCAGGCTTATGCTGATCCGAGCACTTCTGGAATTCTGAATGATCTGCTGGTTGGCAAAAAACTAGATACACGGCGGATGACCTGTGATGCTGTTCGGGTTCTTTTCCGCGGCGCCTATGCTGCCAAGCGAAATGCGAATAATTCTGTGACTCGCGACAGCACCCCGGTTTTCGGCAACCACCCAGTTCAGAAAAAGGGTATAACGTCATTGGCGGAGCTGAATAAGCTCAACGCTGAGCGTTACTCCTAACCTTTAGCCTTGATGGAGATCCAAATGAAATTGAATACACTTACCCAGGCCATCAGAGCAAAGACTCGCGATGTTGCTTTTTCTTTCCGTATGGGTGCAGGCTTCGCCGGGGACGTTAACCGGACCCACCGTAATGTTATCGAGCCTACCTTAATCGACGCCGCTGCTCCCCCTACCCTGTATGGTCAGGGGGTCTTGGTAGACTCTGTTACACAAGGGGTGCGGCCATTAACCGCGACGGACACCGGCACCCCAGTATCGATTTACGGTATCACAGTCCGCCCTTTCCCGGCGCAACAGTCTTCTGGGTCGAATTATGGTGCTGCGGCTTTAGGCGCGGCCACCCCACCAGTTTCAGGCGCAATCGATATCCTCCGTTCCGGCTATATCATGGTCAACCTACCTTTCGGTGGAACTCCGGTTAAAGGGAGCCCAGTGTACATCCGGATCGCGGCAACCTCGGGTAACCACATTCAGGGGGCTTTTGAGGCGGCGGCAGATACCCTTGGCACCAACACCGTGCTAGTCACCGGCGCTACCTTCAACGGTTCGCCCGACGCGAATGGCAACGTTGAAATCGCATTCAACATCTAATAGGATTAGCGAACATGAGAAAGCAAAGAATCAGATTTCGTGACCACGCGATGACCTTTGACGGCCACCGCACCATCGATAGCTTGGGTAACCAAGCAGGCCGCCCACTCGGTGGTTCCTTCCGCACCTGGGATGGCGCCAGAACTGTTGACTCTACCGGCGCCTTTTTGGTTGGAGAGTTGGAGCGGCTGGATTTAACCATGCACGAACCGTTGGCCGCCGTTACTTGGGGGCGGGATATCGACTTACGTGAAGACGTCACCATCGCCGATGAGGTTTCATCCTTCACCCTGACCAGTTTCGCTTCCGCTGGTGGTCTTGGTACTGGTAACGGCGTCGGCAACGGCAAAGCCTGGATCGGAAAAAACACCAACGAGGTCTCGGGTGTAGCTGTGGACATCGCTAAAACTCCGCATCAACTGCGTCCGTGGGCACTCGAGGTTAAATACTCTATCCTCGAATTAGAGTCTGCCGCGAAATTGGGTCGTCCAATCGACGCCCAAAAGTACGAAGCTCTGCAGTTGAAGCACCAGATGGATATCGACGAGCAAGTTTATATTGGCGACTCTACTACGGCTGACCGCGGCTTGGTTAACAGCGATTTGGTCACCAATGTGAACAATATGGTCGCCGGGGTATCTGGTTCACCTAAGTGGGCTCAAAAAACTCCGGACGAGATTCTGGCAGACGTTAATACTGCCCTGACCAGCGTTTGGGCAGCATCGGCTTACGCGGTAATGCCTGACCGTATTCTGATTCCACCAACTCAGTTCGGCTATATCAGCACTCAGAAGGTTTCTAACGCCGGTAATATTTCTATCCTGAAGTATATCCTGGAAAACAACATTCTGACTACCTCCGGCCAAGGTAAGCTGAGCATCCATCCGGTGAAATGGTTGGTCGGCGCTGGCGGTTCCACAGGCGGCAACTGGGCAACTGTCGGCTTAGCCGGCAACACAGACCGCATGGTGGTCTATACAAAAGACCGCAAGCGCGTTCGCTACCCGATGACACTTTTGCAGCGTACTCCGATCCAGTATGACAGTATTTACCACAAATCAACTTACTTCTGCCGGTTGGGCGTGGTTGAGACGGTTTACGGTGAAACCATTGGGTACTTCGACGGCCTGTAACTTTGTAGCCGCCCTCAGTAAGAGGGCTTTGGAGAATTGTGATGGCGAAGAAACTAGTAATTGCTCAGGACCCCAGCGAGGCCCAGCCCACCGTCGCCCGTCCTTGGGAGACTGAGGACGCAGCTGTGGGGCAGGAAGATACCGTAGAAGGCGAGTTTTTGGTGGAAGAAGATTCTGTAGAAGGCGAGATCCTCGAACCCACCCAGGAAAACGAAGATCCTGTAGAAGGTGAAGTTTTGGTGACGGTGCCGAAGGCCTTCCGGCTGACCCTGGATAACCACGTTGTCAAGGAATACCGGGCTGGCGTTCAAGCGATGTCTAAAGAGCACGCCGAACATTGGTGGGCGAAGTCCCAAGGGGTTGAAGTTTATAAGGGGGTGGTCCCAGGTGAGAATGCGCAAGCTGCTAAACTGAAGCAGCTGATTGACCAGAAGTTTCACGAGCTCGAGGCACTCCCTCCCGCTGAGAAAGAGGTTGAGACCAGAATCCTCTTTGACGAGCTTCAGTCCGCGATTCTTGGGGCATAGGCCATGCCTTTAGTCGAATCTGCCTCTGAGGAGGCTTTGAAGAAAAACATCGCGGCTGAAATCTCAGCGGGTAAAGAGCCAAAACAGGCCGCCGCCATCGCTTACTCCGTTCAGCGTCAAAACGACGCAGCGGAGTATGTGGCAATGGCAGTCCCTTGTTTACCGGAGTCCGTGACCCCGGCAGAAATCAATCGCCGCAATCGTCAGTATTGGGAGAAACAGGGATAATGGCTATTCTTATACATGTCGGGAAAAAGAAAACGCGGGATGCCGCAACCCCGGACCAACTCAACAATCGAATCGAAGGGGCATTGGCGGCCATAAGCCAAGCTAGGAAGAGTCTGGACCAGTATCATGTGAACGCCCTAGACCCGTCAAAAAAGGACGAAAGTTTTAAGCTATACATGGAATTGGATAAAATCTTTGGAAGAATTCGCTCCTTGAAGGTCAGGTAAATGAGCGTCACCCCTCAACAACTTCGCTATGACTACCCGGAATTCGCTAGCACCTCGGATTACCCGAACAGCCAGCTCGAATACTGGATTTCGATAGCGTACTTGTTGCTGGATGCGGCGAGATGGGGTAAACTCCTTGACTTAGGGGCAGCCCTTTTCGTTGCCCACAATATTATTTTGGAAGCCAGGAATCAGGCGGCGGCAGCCTCTGGGGGGGTTCCTGGGCAGTCTACCGGCCCGGTCTCCAGTAAATCCGTGGATAAGGTGTCCGTTAGCTATGATACCGGATCGGCGATTGAACCTAATGCTGGGCACTGGAACCTGACCAATTACGGGACCCGATTTGCGAGACTGGTAAAGATGTTTGGCGCTGGGCCAGTTCAAATCGGCGCTGGTGTCTCCCCGACTTTAAGCGGACCTGCTTGGCCAGGTTACATTTACCCTCTTAGTTGAGAAATTCAATGGCAATACACATACACGTTGGAAAGAGAACAAAAGACGCCCCGGCCCCTGACCGGAACGCTTATGTAAAGAATGTTTTGGCCGTTCTTGGGATCAAGCCGTCATTCGTAGATCCAATGACCCACGGGTACCGGGTCAGTCTAGGGCGCCTTCTGGACGCCTCCGAAAAGGCAGCTCTTGCCAGTAAGATACGCTCAGCTTGTGGGGTTTCCTGCACTTTTCGCGAACGGACTGGCTATGGCCCAAAGAGCGGAAAAACGGACATCATAATCCCCTTCAAAAATGGATCATAAGGTTAGGCGGGCTTACCTATACCACTACCCCAAAGACGGAAGTCAGAACCTTGGAATATTCCACAAGAGAAATTCAATGGCTAAGAACATCCATATACACCTCGGGAAGAAAGCAAGAGATGCCACCAGCCCACAACTGGAAAATGTGAAAGCGCAGCTACTAGGGGTTATCCGAGATGCGGTGGCAGTTTCCAAGCAGAACCCAGGAAACACTGACGCTAGCTCTCTGGTGCAATATCTGAGGCAGTCCCAGTCTCTAGCGAAAAAGATAGGTTGATTTAACCGAATCCATGAAAAAAGCCCTCGTCAAGCTAAAGGATATCCTGCCAGAGGTCAAAGTCCGGATGTCCTCTCTTACCTCGAAAGAGGTCTTGGTCGGTGTCCCGCAAGATAAGACAACCCGGAAAGAGGATGGGATGACTAACGCTGCTTTAGCATATATTCACGATAACGGCTCTCCCGCTGGAAATATTCCCGCGCGGCCTTTTATGCGCCCGGGAATAGCAGAAGCAAAGTCTGAGGTTATCCGCCGGATGAAACAGGGCGCTGCAAAAATACTCCGCGGAGAGGAAGGAGCCGAAGATGCCACCTTGATGGCGGTCGGGTTGGCTGCTCAGGCTAAAATTCGGGCGGCTATTAACGCCGGAATCCCGCCAGCCTTAGCCGACAGCACTTTGAGGGCGCGGATTCGCAATAGAAAAGGGGTGAAGGGGGCTAGAGCGGAGCTTGCCAGCCGCAAAGCCGGAAATCTCCCGTCACTTACTTTGGCAAAGCCGTTGGTGAATACCGGCCAACTTAGGAATTCAATCAACTTTGTGATTCGGGGCAAGAAGTAATGCCTACCCTGGATGTTTCTGATGCCCTGAATTCCCCGGAATTCAATGACCGCTTCAACGTTGTCCGCAGGCAGGAAATAGTTGATACCCACGGGAGGTCAACGCTAACCGAAACCACCTACCCAAACGTTATAGGAGTAGTGACATCAGGGAGTCCAAATGATCTTGACCGCCCATCGGACTACGAATCATTCACCAGATCGATTTCGGTAGTGACTAAATTCAAGCTCCGCGGGGAGGTTGCCGGATACCAGCCAGATGTGATAATATGGCATGGAAGCCAATTTGTGGTCAAGGCAATAGATTTGTACCCGCAATTCGGCCCAGGATTCTATCAGGTTGAATGTGAATCCATGGAGAGGACGGATACTGCCATTGGAGAAACTACCTTGAATAGTTTAGCTTTCAACACTTCAAAAAACGCCGCTTACGCCGGAGCACTAGTATGCAGTTAAAAGTCCTCGATGCCCTAGGCATCCAGCAAACATTGGTTAGTGGAGGGCTCGAATCCATTTCGGATCACTCCGGGACGGTCGCTGCCACCGGGGTTTCGCAAACTCTACTGGCGGCGAATCTTTCCCGCTCCGGTTGGGTGGGGCAAAACACCAGCACCCACACCCTCTATTGGAACCCGAACGGCGACGCTTCCACAGGTGCTGGTTCTTTCCAAGTTCCCGCTGGCGGCTTCTTCCCACCGGTAGGATTCCCAATGACCACAGGGGCGGTCACCATAACTGGGACTGCGGCTGATTCGTTTACGATTAAGGAATGGTAATGGCTAAGAACATCCATATACACCTCGGCAAAAAGAAGACTATTGACCGGAAGGTCCAGGATACCCCGAAGAGTAAATACTCCGAGTGGGTGATCAAGGTCACATGGGATCCGGTTCTCCTAGGCGGAAAGTCTCGGCAGCCAAGTTACTACAAGTTTGACCATAACCCGAATATGAATGAGGTTCATTCCGCTTTAGAGAAACAAGGCTTCCTGACCCGGGAGATAGATCGGATGACACTATATTCTAAAAAGTAAAAAGCCCTTGTTAAGTTAAAGGATATGTGGAAAACGGTAAATGGCTAACACCTCTGCCACTGGTGGCGCATTAGTCCCAAACGCGACGCCGGCCGTCCTAGACAACGACGCCCTAGACGACTTTTTGCAGGCTTGGGTAGTTGGGCTGACTGGCTTTAACCCAACGCTGGTTCGCCCGCGCTGGCAGGAAGAGCCACCGAACATCCCAGCATCAACAGTCAACTGGGTGGCCTTTGGGATTATGAGCCGGACCAGCGACCACTGGCTAGCCATCATACACCACGGGGATGGTAATGGTTACGACGAAACGCGTCGGCACCGGGATCTCAACCTATTGGCATCTTTTTACGGCCCGCAAGCGGATACCTATGCTGCTATAATGGCGGATGGGATGCAGGTACCTCAGAACATGGAGGTTCTAGAGATGTCCGGGATTAATTTGATACGCTGCCATGATGCTAGGAGGAACCCCGAGTTCATCAAAGAAACTTGGATGAACCGAGTGGACCTAGAATTCACGCTAAAGCAACAGATGGTGCGGAATTATCCAGTCCTTAACTTGGTATCTGCGGAAACAGATATCCATAATGAACATTACACTGAAATCGTTGTATCACAATAGGAGCCGTTATGACTAACGCCTTACCGATTAGCCGCTTGGTAAATGTGACAGTGAATCTGGCACCTAACGCGGCGCAAATGCAGAATATCAGCACTCTCTTGATACTCGGCTCTTCCAACATTATCGACGTTGCCGAGCGTATCCGGGATTACCTGAGCATCGACGCGGTTGCCGCAGACTTCGGCACCTCCGCCGCCGAGTATCTTGCCGCCTTACTGTGGTTTGAGCAAGCCCCTCAACCATCTACCCTGAAAATCGGAAGATGGGCAAAAACTGCTACGGCGGGTATTTTACGCGGCGGTACCCTTTCCGCTGCGCAGCAGGCACTTGCCGTTTGGACTGCCTTTACCACCCCTGGGTTCTTGGCTAGAATCGACGGTATCCCATTCGCGATCGCTCCGGCGTCCTTTGCTACTGTCACAAACTTGAACGGGGTCGCCAGTGCGATTCAAACTTCGCTCCAAGCCGCTTCCGCCGGAACAACCTGCGTATGGAACTCCAACTTCAACCGTTTTGAGTTCACTAGTGGCACTACCGGGGCGACGTCTTCATTCAGCTACCTGGCACCTTCCGCTGCTGTCGGTTCCGCGGCCTTCTCCGGGAACCCTGCGAACCTGGACACCATTACGCTGAATGGTACCGCGGTGACCTTCGTTACTGGAACTCCTGCCGGGAACCAAGTTAAAATAGAGGCCACTCTTTCCGCCACCTTGGCGGGGCTGTTGGCATTCTTGACTGCTTCCACGGACGTTCAGCTTCTTAAATTCACTTACAGCGTAAGCGGGTCCAGCCTATACCTCGCTGCGGCCACTGCTGGTACTGGCGGCAACTCCCTGACCTTAGCTAAATCAAGTACGGCGATTACCCTATCCGGTGCGACTCTAGCAGGTGCTACAGCCCAGGATATTTCTGGTGCCTTGGGGGCTACCACCACGTCGTCCGGAGCCTACGTAGCGAATGGGGTGGCAGCTGAAACCGCAGTAGACGCTGCAACCATCTTCGACGCAAACTTTGGCCAGGCTTGGTATGCCCTACAGATTACCGGAGCTATCAACTCCGACCACTTAGCGGTTGCTGCCTATATCGAGGCGGCGACTAATAAGCACATCTACGGGGTTACCACCCAGGAGGCCGGAGTCCTAGTTACCGGAGATACTTCAAACATCGCCTACCAGCTGAAAGGCCTCGGTTACAAACGAACGGTCGTCCAGTATAGCAGTTCTAACCAGTATGCTGTTGCTTCCCTGCTTGGCAGGATATTAACTACCGATTATACTGGCAATAATACGGTTATCACCCTTATGTACAAGCAGGAGCCAGGAATTACCGCCGAGACCGTCAATGCCACGCAAATCGGGGCGCTGGAAGGGTTCAACTGCAACATCTTCGTGGCCTACAACAACAATACCGCTATTATTGAGAAAGGTGTTGTATCGTCTGGCGACTTCTTGGATGTTATTACCGGTACCGATTGGCTGGCGCTAGCTATCCAGAACGAGGTTTTCAACCTGCTGTACACAGCACTGACCAAGGTCCCGCAAACCGACGCCGGGAACCACTTGATAGCAACGACTATCGAAGGTGTACTGGCGCAGGCGGTAGTGAACGGCCTCCTGGCGCCCGGCACCTGGACGACCACCGGATTCGGTGGCTTAACCCAGGGCGACTTTCTACCGAAAGGGTACTATGTCTACGCACCGCCGATCGCTACCCAAGCCTCGGCAGACCGCGCTGCTAGAAAATCCGTCCCGTTCCAGGTGGCCGCTAAGCTAGCAGGGGCTATCCACACGGTCGCTATTACAATCAACGTAAACAGGTAACATTATGCCAAAAATGAGAGCAAAAATGCAAGTGGTATCGGTGAATGACCAGCCGGGATCGACTGGGCTTGTGCTTTCCGCCGTATATAAAAAAGACGGATATCCGGAAGATGGTTCGGATGAAAATAACACATTCGCACGGTTCACCCCATCCGCAACCTTGACTATGGTGATTAGTAATCCCGAATTAGTGGGTACCTTTAAGTCCGGGGAAGAATATTACTTAGATTTCACTTTAGCCCCGGAGTAACCCCATGGCAACCTATTCTTTTCTCGATGTTAACGCCTCACTGGTAGGCCCGGGCGGTGCAATTAATATAGGTAACGGCGCCGCTAACGCAGAAGAGGGTATTACCATTACCCCAGCAGACGACATCGACAAGATGGCGATCGGTGCCGACGGCACCCCGATGCACTCCCTCACCGCGAACAAGTCCGGCGTGGTGGTGGTGACCCTATTGAAGACTTCCCCGGTCAATCAGAAGTTGATGGCTCTGTATAATGTGCAAACGGCTTCCCCGGATGTGCACGGCAGAAACACCCTTTCGCTGGTGACGAAACTCGGTCAGGATGTGGTCACCTGCCGAAGCGTAGCCTTCAAAAAGGCACCGGATTTAACCTACGCAACGGAAGGTGGTACCAACTCCTGGGAGTTCAATGCCGGCATTATTGACCGCGCATTAGGTTCAGGATACTAAGATGTACAGAATTAATGGTACCTTGAACGTTTTTGACCAGCTTACCTTAGCGAGAAAGCTAAGTCCAGCTTTAGGTGTCGTGGATGGCCTCCTCCGCAAGGAAAACCAATCCAAAGACAAAACGCTGCTTACGGTTCTTCTGTTGGGGCAACTCAGCGACTTGGAGAGCGATTTCGTGGTGCGCAAATGCCTCTCCACGGTGGTGCGAGTCCAGGATGGCGGTGTGGTGGCGCCTGTGCTCTCCCCGGAAGGATTGCTGATGTTCGATGATATTGATATGCGAACCGTCCTCGGGCTGGTGGACCAAGTCATCGAGGCAAACCTCGGGGATTTTTTGCGTACCGCCCTTTCCGGCCTCAAGCCTCAAACGGGAAGCGCGGTAACTTCGCAAGCATGACCAGCCGGGAGGATTGGCTTATGCGTCCGGTCCTCCTTGGACTCTGTAGTTATGAGAGTCTGAAAAATGGTTGCCTGAACCTCTTGGACATGGTTAAATTAAACGAGGCAATCGACATTGATAACCACAATCAGAGGATAGCACATGGCTAAGCATATTCATATTCATATTGGAAAGAAAACGGCCGATAGAAGAACCCAGGACACCCTCGGTACTGGCACTTTGAAGTATCGGGTAGCCAAACGTGGTGGCGGAATGTGGGGTGCCGGAACGAAAGTTAAAATCTTACGCTCTGTTGGATCTGGCCTATTTCAGATCGAACTTCCAGACGGAGACATGGAAAGGGTTGGCAGATCTTCCATCGACAATTATGAATCGGTGGTGAAGGATAGAAGAACAAAAGATATGCCTCCTACAGTTTTTTTTGAAGGCTCACGAGAAGATTTCATAAAAATTGTTAAAAGCATTTTTCCTGAATCAATAATTTCAGAGACGGCCTCAGGTATCCGAGCCATAGTTAACAGAGAAACCGTCGGAACTATCAGTATATTAAAGAATGGAAAATGGCGTGGTGGCTATCGTAAGGCTCTTAGATAAATGTCAAACTCAGAAGTTCTCCAAGAATACCTCATAAAGCTTGGCTACAAGACGGATCTTCTGTCTTTACGCCGGTTTGAGGACACGCTAGGCGGGACAACTAAAAGTCTCCTCAGAACTAGCTCAGCTGTAACCGGGGTGGTTTTAGCCACAGGTGCGGCTACAGCGGCTTTTGCTTACAATATGCGTCGGATGTATTTCGCGTCAGAGTTATCCAACTCCTCCGTTAAAAACCTCAAAGGGGTTGAGTTCGCCAGTAAGCAGATTGGGGTCGCGAACGGGGCGATGGAGGACTCCATCCACTCCCTAGCACAGTCCATTCGAACGCAACCAGGGATGGAGCAGTTTATTAATAGCCTCGGAGTCCCGACCAATGGGCGCGATGTTAGCGATGTCGCCCTGGACCTAGTTTCCGCCTTGAGTAAGATGCCCGAGTGGCAAGGAGTCCAGTTTGCCCAGATGTTCGGGATGGACCCGGACACTTACCACATGCTCATTACGCACCTTGATGAGTTTAAGGAGCGGCAAACGGCCGCTAAAAAGGTGTATGACGACATGGGGGTCTCCTTTGAGGAGCACGAAAAAGTAGTTAAGCAGTATGCAGGAACCCTTGACCTCTTAGAGGAGAAAGGCGAGGCACTTGCAACCACCCTGCTCCAACGCCTACTGCCAACCTTCAATAATATCAGCAAAGCTATCGACAGCGGTACTGATAGCCTGAATAAGTGGCTAAAAACTGCCGACACCTCGCTTATCGAAAACATCACTGACGAGGGAATGTGGAAGAAGTGGTGGGATATTACCACAGGGAAAGCTGAAACTACGGATCGGCCGAAAGATGCCATTAAATATCTGAAAAAAGAACACCCTGAAGGTTCCAAGACCGTCGAAGAGGCGTCTTCGACGGCTACGGCTTTTTTATCTGAAAAGGGCAGCGATATTTCCTCCACTGTTATGGATTTCTTCGTCAAAAAAGGATGGGCAGAAGAGCACGCCGCGGGTATCACGGCCTCACTCCAAGCCGAAAGTGGATTTGACCCAAAGGCTGTCGGGGATAAAGGAAAGGCTGTCGGAATTGCTCAGTGGCATCCGGACCGCCAAAAGGCATTTAAAGAATGGGCCGGGAAAGACTTGAAAAACGCCAGCCTACCCGAACAACTAGAATTCGTAAATTACGAGCTCGTGTCTGGCAATGAGAAGAGGGCTGGGGCGAAGCTCCGTAAAGCCAAAACCCGAGAAGAATCGGCGCGGGCGGTTACTGAATTCTATGAAAGACCAGCGGATACCGTAGGTGCCGGGAATTATCGGGCAGGCCTGGCCAAGGCCTATAAGTCTTCCGCCGCGGTTGGGACACAAACCGCGGCAACAAAAGACATCGTCTCTAATACCCCGCTGACTGGCGGACTAAGCCGGCCTGAAGCTACAATGGACCTTTTGAATAATACAAAGCTGGCCGGAGGATTAAGCCAGTCCCCCGTGGTTAATCAGACGACCACCTTTAACATCACCGGGCAAAATGCAGATTCCATCGGTAAGGCGGTAGCAGATAAGCAGACCAATGTAAACCGGGATATCGTTAGAAACCTTAGAGGGGGAGTTCGGTGAGCGGGTTTTCTGGGTTCGTTGCCGCTGCCGCCCAGATTGGGCTACAGAATGTAGTGATTCGCCCTGTGCGCGGAATTTTCACCCCGACTTACGCTTTTCAGGGGGTAACAGCCATTCTTCCTGACATCGTTGCCCAGGCAACCATCGAGGAAAAACATACCGATCGGTTGGAAATTACTGAGCATCCGGTGGAGTACGGGGCAGCGATTTCCGACCATGCATTTAAACTCCCTTCTGAAATAGTCTTAACCCTCGGGTGGTCTAATAGCCCAGCGGATGCGAATTTATTGGCGGCGGCAGTTGGCGCGGCATCGGCAGTTAACTCAACAATTCGAACCATCGCTGGAGTGGTTGGCGCCGGGCAAGCGGTCCAGTCCCTCCTTACTGGAGCCGGGGTGGACCAAATTCGGGCTGCATACAGCTCCTTGATCCAGCTTCAAGAAACTAGGGCACTATTCAGCCTGTTCACCGGCAAGAGGAACTACCAGAACATGATTTGCCGAACGATAGTGGCAGAGACTGATGTTGAGACAGAGAACTCCCTGGTAGTGACTATGGAATGCCAACAAATACTGCTGGTGAATACCAGTATAGTCAGCCTCCCGTCTAGTGCTCAAAAAACCCCAGAAGAAACTGGCGGGCAAGTCTCTAAAGGAAAAACCCAGTTGGTGGCACAATGACGCTTTATGAGATCCCATTAACCCCTGAGCCGCAGGTATTCACCATTAACCTCGGCGGAGTAAACTACCTCTGTAGTATCCTCTGGAACTATGTTTCCGGAAATTGGAATCTCGATCTAACTACAGAGGACGGAATCCCGTTTCTGCGCGGTATTCCTTTGGTGCCGAACACTAACCTATTGGAGCAGTATGCCTATCTGAGAATTGGTGGTGAGCTGTTCCTTGATTCTAACCCTAGCTTTAACAGCCTAGGGGTTACCTCTCACCTCTTTTTTAGAACGCCATGAATGACCAGTGGATAAGGCGCCTAGGGCTGGTTGTTTTTTCCGGCGAAAAAGGTCTCGACCTCTCCGAATTCCATGTTCGCTTTGAAATCGCCGCGGCAGACCTCGAATCCCCGAATAACGCGTCAATTCGGGTCTACAACCTTTCCCGCGAGACCGTCCAGAAAATCCGCGGGGAGTTTTCCGAAGTTGTGGTCAACGCCGGTTATCAGAACGGGAATTACGGGGTTATTTTTCAGGGGACTATTAAACAATTTCGTATCGGAAAGGAAAATAACACTGATACCTATTTGGACATATTAGCGGCAGATGGGGATATTGGGTATAACCAAGGAGTGATTAATATATCCCTTGCGAAAGGAACCACCTTAAATGATACGGTGGCAGAATTGTCGAAAGCCATGCCCGGCGTCGAAATCTCCTCCCTCGAGGTAGATCCGCAGCACCGGCCAACTATTCGAGGACAGGTTCTATTTGGAATGGCGCGGGAGCACATGCGAAATGTGGCGGCTACCACAAATAAGAGCTGGTCTATTCAGAATGGACAAGTAGTTTTTTTAGAGAACAATGGTTACGACGTAAATAAAGTAGTTGAGTTAAATTCTGGAACTGGGCTGATCGGGATTCCGGAACAAACCGATAACGGTATCCAGTTATCCTGTTTACTCAACAGCAAGATTCGAATCGGAACTTCCATCAAACTTAATAATTCGATTATCACACAAATGGTCGAGCAGAACCCGAATAGTGCACCGATCCCTTATAACCAGAGGGTAGGACTATATTCCCTTGCTCCTTTGTCGAAGGACGGGGTTTATCGGGTGTTCGTGGTTGAGCATGTTGGGGATACCCGCGGAAATAGTTGGATGACTAATGTCATTGCTCTGGCAGTTAGCCAATCCGCCCCGGCGGATCAAGCAGTACAGGGGCTCTAATGTTTAAACTAGAACGCTATGATAGGGCAGACTCCGCCATTCTAACTGCGTTAACCGGAAATCAATCCCAGATCTGGACAGCCCTCCCTGGAATAGTCCAATCCTTCGATGCGGCTACTATGTCCTGCGAAGTTCAGCCAGCGATCCAAGGACAGGTCACTAACGCCGTCACCCAGGAACGAACCTGGGTGGACCTTCCTCTTCTTTTAGACTGCCCCGTCCAGTTCCCGGCCGGAGGCGGTGGGACCTTGACCTTCCCAGTTACAAATGGGGATGAGTGTTTGGTCGTGTTCTCTTCCCGCTGTATCGATTCTTGGTTTCAAAGTGGCGGGCATAAGAATCAGCAAGCGATTATGCGGATGCACGATCTCTCCGATGGGTTCGTCCTATTGGGCTTTCGTTCAGTCCCAAGGGTACTTTCGGGTATAAGCTCGACAGACGTCCAACTCCGCTCAGACGACGGGGCTTCTTTTGTTGGGTTGAACCCGATAACCCACACCGTTACAATTACGGCTTCAGCTATTAATATTAACGGGCCGGTGAATATCAATGGTAACGTGGCTACAACCGGAACTTTGACCAACAACGGGCATGCCACGGGCTCGACCCATCAGCATCTAAATTCTGGTGGAACAGGTCTAGGCGGGGTACCCCAATGATCTATCGAAAATTAGCCGAGAGCGGGGACTACGTTTTTGGCCGAATCAATGGAAACTTTTTCGTTAATAACCCTGAAGCTGTTGGGCAGGCGGCAAAGACTCGCCTCGGGTTAATCCAAGGAGAGTGGTTTCTGAACATCCAGGAAGGTACCCCGTATTCGGCAAGAATTCTTGGCGCTGGGAAAATACCCTTGTATGATGCCGCTATCCAGGAAGTTCTCCTAGGGACCCAGGGAGTTCGCCGGATAGTGGATTATGCCAGTGGAGTAGACCCGACTACCCGAACGGCGACAATCTCCTGTAAGCTTGATACAGTTTACGGCCAAACTTCGTTAGAGGCAACGCTATGACTACTTATCCTCTGGCGACCTTGGCGCCAACGGTAGACTCGGCGGGAATCCACATCCCGTCCTACAGTGACATTTATCAGAGTCTTTTGGCAGATTTCAGGGCCATCTACGGATCGGATATCTACGTCGAACCGGACTCCCAGGATGGACAGTGGATCGCTATCCTCGCCGCAGCCTTCAATAACTCCAACCAAGCGATGGTGGCGGTGTTTCAGTCGTTTTCCCCAACTTACGCTCAAGGGGCAGGGTTGTCCTCGGTAGTGAAGATTAATGGGATCGCCCGTGGGATCGCTACTAAGTCAACAGCGGTTGGAACTGTTACTGGGGTAGCCGGAACCATCATTACCACCGGGGCAGTTCAGGATGAAAGCGGCAATCTTTGGGATCTTCCGGCAAGCGTAACAATCCCGCTGAGCGGGGCGATCTCCGTAACCGTAACGGCGAGGGACGCAGGTAACTTGGTCGCTGGGGTCGGGATTATCGCTAAGATAGCGACTCCGCAGCTCGGGTGGCAGTCTTTTTCTAACACTAGCGCCGCTATTGCCGGAGCCCCTGTCGAGGAGGATGCGACTTTACGTGGGAGGCAGACCATCTCTACCTCGCTTCCAGCACTGACGGTCCTGGATGCCATCCTGGCAGCAGTTGCCAATGTCCCAGGGGTTACCCGTTATACCGCGGTAGAAAACGATACAGCGACCACCGACTCGAATGGTATCCCAGCGCACAGCATCTCTATTGTGGTTTTAGGGGGGACCGTCCTGGAGGTTGCCACCGCGATAGGTAGAAAAGCCCCTGGAATTCAAACATATGGAACGACCTCCCAACAAATCGTGGATGTCTACGGGTTGCCGACAACCATAAACTTCTTCCTCTTATCCCAAACCAACGTCTATTTTGCCATCACCATCAAGGCGCTGACCGGGTATGTCTCCACAACTGGGACCGCGCTGATCGCCGCATTGGTTGATTTTGTCAACTCCCTGGCAATCGGGGAAGACGTATACCAGTCCCAGGCCCAAGCGGCGGCATCCCTGATCAATTTGGAAGTCGGACAAACTTTTTATATTGTCTCATTATTTTTAGGAACTTCCCCGGCACCAGGGGGGACGGCGAACATAGCGATTCCGTTTAACGCAGCGGCTGTTTGCGCTACGCCCAATATTGCGTTAACGGTGACCTGACATGCCATTCACGGATAAAATAACTTCCCAGCACGCGGATAAGCCAAACTTCGTCTCCATGGTGGAGAAGACCACCAAGCACTCGGCCGATCTTATAGCTCTTTGCCAGCAGTTCCCATCGGTGTATGACGTGGATACAGCTATCGGGGGGCAACTGGATACCGTTGGAAAGTGGGTTGGGGCAACACGCCAGCTAAGCATTCCGCTATCCGGGGTGTACTTCACCTTGGATACGGCAGACTTGGGGGTGGACAAAGGTATCCTGCTCGGCCCGTTTGATCCGACCACTGGGCTAACTATCCTTCCGGACGAGTATTATCGGTTAGTGATAAAATCTAAGATCTTGAACAACCACTGGGACGGGTCAAAGAGTCAAGCGTATGCCATTGCTGATATAGTTTTCGCCAGCTATGGATACCACCTGTTTATAGTCGATCACTCCGACCTGACAATGGATCTTGGTCTAGTAGGGGACACCCCTCCTATACCAATAGTAATCGCGTTGCTAACCACCGGGAAGTTAAACTTAAAACCGGCAGGAATTCGAATCAATAGTTATCTTTACCAAGCTGCCCAAGGACCACTGTTCGCATTGGACTTAAATAATAGTTTTTTTGCCGGGCTGGATACTGGGCACTTTTCTGTATTTGTACCAAATTAACAGGACTTAACCTATGGCAACAACCGAAATCCTACCTTACGCCCCAGCGGCAACGGCGAATATAGATTCCCAAGCCACCTATGCGGCGCACACCTACTTAGCGGAAGGCCTCGCCAATGGGGCCATCGTTCCAGCGCAGTTTTTTAATAAAGTTTTGAGACAGGCAACTTTTGTGGCGGCTGGGCTCGCGAACTACTTGGTTAACCTGGGTATAAACGTTCCGGACGACGGGAATCTGACCTCCTTTATTTCAAAGTTAGTAGAGGCCCAGGGCGCGCTCCTTAACAAATCGGTAGCGGGCGGGAGCGATGTCACACTGAACCCAGCCACAGAAGCTAACTACCCGATTATCCAATTAACAGGGGTTCTTACTGCTAACATAAGTGTAATCGTACCCGCTAGCCCAACGCGGAGCTGGATAGTAAAAAACAAAACGACCGGCAACTTTTCGATCACGCTGCGGACGCCGAGCGGCAGTGGGGTGGTTTTAACCTCGCTACAGACGGCTATAGTCGTTTCGGACGGCGTCGACGTCGACTATGCTGCGCACTCTCTAGCGGTCGGGCAGACATGGCAGAACGTCGTTGCATCACGTGCTATCAACACCTTCTATACGAACACCACAGGGAGGCCAATTGCCGTAAATGTGCTGGCACTCCTATCCGCGGCTGGCGGAAACGCTTTCGTGGAGGTCGACGGCCTAGCTGTGATTGGGAGCGCAAATAACTGGGCCGGTGCTCCAGCCTCATCTGTATTAGCAATCGTGCCGCCCGGTGCGGCGTATAGAGTCAACGTCTCCGTAGGGGTGGGTACCTTAACGCAGTGGGTGGAGTTACGCTAATGAAATATTACAAAGATCATGTAAATAACGTGTACGCATACGAGTCTAATGGCTCTCAAGATCACTTGATCCCGTCATCTCAGACGATGATCACAGAATCAGAAGCTGATGCGTTGAGATACCCCGCTTTGTCACTATCACAACGTAGAGAATCCATGCGATGCTCCGCGTGGCAATTACGGCGAGCATTGACGCAAGAAGGGTTGCGGGCCGCTGTCGAGTCAGCCATTGCGGCTGCGGATCAAGACACCAAGGACATGTGGGAGTACGCCACTGAATACCAGCGGATGCATCCCATCGTGCTGGCATTGGCCACAACTCTGAATAAAACCGGTTCAGAAATTGATGCTTTGTTCGATCTCGCGCTAACTATAGTCGAGTAGCCCTAGTCTTTGAGCTCTTCGACGTGCCCCCAGTCAAGGCCAATATCGCAATCGGCCTTGACTGGAATACGTAAGGGGATGGCGGTTTCCAGGATATACTTCATTTCTCGGAAGGCATCATCCCTCCCGCCAGGATCGCTAAAATCCAGCTCGTCATGCACGGTTAACCGCGGGGTCCCCGTAGCGTCAAACACCCCATCTTTCCAGCATCTCCACATCGCCTTCTTCATCAGGTCAGCGGCGGAACCTTGGAGCATTCTATTCAGAGCTTTATGGGTGTACGCCCGGCGGATTTTCCCGTAGCGCAGAATTGCCAAATCATACGGCAAGGCAATAGTATCCCTCCCCCAGTCCTCCGGCTCCCACATATCGAACCTGGATTTACGCCCCAGGATAGTCGTGATGGTACCCGCGGTTAAGGCCTCCTCCATGTAATAGTCCATGGTGGCCTTCGCAAACGGGGCTCCTTTGTGGTACGAAGCGAATAACTCCCTCCCTTTTTTGACGCTGAGCCCTAACCCACCCGCGAGGGCTTCCACTCCCATCCCGTAGATCAATCCAAAGTTGATATTTTTGATCGGCTTTCTGTCTAATAACTGCCCGGTTTGTCGAAGGACCAGACCCCTCGTTAGTTCATGGTAATCGGTGTCCGGGTCGTCATTAAAGATCTTGCGAATTTCATCTGCACTAGTATCGTGTTTACCATTGACCGCGAAGTGCGCTAAAAACCGATACTCGATCTGGCTATAATCATACTTTCGCCATTTCTCATGCCCTTGGTCAGGAATAAAGAGCCCTCGAACCATCGGAGCCAATTCATCGTCCCGACTAGGTAGATTCTGGAGATTCGGAGTCGAGCTACTAAAGCGGCCGCTACGCGTTCCGCCTTCATCCCCGCGCAATAGATGGAACTGCCCGTAGACCTTCCCATCAACGTGCGAATTTAAGACATAGGATTCTACGAAAGTCCCGCGCAATTTTGCCAGCTTTCTGATTTCTCGGATGCTATCGGCAATTGGGTGCTTAACTTCTTTGAGGAAATCCTTCGTGAAGCTTGGGGACCCCTTAGCCGTCCGGTTGTAGGCTAATCCAGCTGAGTCAAAAGCTTTGGCCAAGCTGGTTGCGGCATTGATATCCACATGGAACCCAACTAAGGTTTTCAGCCTTTCTGATTCTGCCTTCTCCCTGGCCGCCAAAGAATCCCGGAGTTGTTCCGCTTTTGGGATATCCACAGACACCCCGGCGAACCGCATATCGATGGTCAAGTAGATTAGGTCGTTTTCCATGCGGAAGAGTTCCCACATGTTCTCCTTGACCAAGAGCGGGTAAACTTTCTCGGCAACGCGGAGTGGGAGGTCTGCATCGCTTTCGGCGTAAGGACCGACCAGTCGCGGTGGTGCCCGGTAGATGTTCGCTCTTTGCCTGCCGGTGGCCGGGCCGCCATAGAAATCAGCGCACCACCGATAAAGAAGGGAGGATTCCTTACCTTCACCAAGGTATTTCTGGGCCAAAGTCTCCAAGGCCACCTCTGCACGTTCATCCAGAAGAGCCTCAGCGAATTGCACATCAAAAAGCTCCCCGCGGACAATTACCCCCTCCTGGCGGAGCCATCCAACGTCATAGGTTAAATTCGCCCCGACTTTTGGCTGTCGCGGGTTTCCTAGCATTGCCCCTAGCCAAGCCATGACCGGCTCCGCCGGCCAGTTATCGTGCGGTTCAACCTCGTGGCGGAGGGGGTAGTACCATCGGTGCCCACCTGGGACCCCAACAGAGACCCCGACGAGGTGGCCTTTTCCACGCGCCCATCCTGGACCATGGTCTAGGAGCTCCGGATCGTAGGTCTCGCAATCAATCGCGATCGCTGGCGCCATTGACAGATCTGGAAGGTAGGTTGGTGGCTTCCATCCGGTATCCGGGATTTCGGGCATCATCCGGACAATGTTGCGTTTACCTGTGGATTGAGCATCCTCCCAGAACATCCCAACCGCGTCGAAGCGTGCCATTAGATCGAACACCAAGAGCAGCCTGGTCCATCTTGACCTTCATGCTTAGCCTTCCCACCTTTAGTAGTCCAAATGTTATCCTGTATCTGAGCCCCGAGTATTTGAACCAGCTGATAATGTTTTCTTCCTGTTTCATCGTGAAAGAACGCTTTCTCTTTCCACTTATCGCCAGAAGCTAAACACGGGAAGCAGCCAACTCTATCAAAGCCCTGAGAATAAAGAGGATTTTCTTCACCATTCAAATAAGCCATGACATCGCCAAAACTCCATTCAACGATAGGTAGCCTGAATCGAATTCCAGCCTTATCCAAGTACTTTGGAAATTTACGCATATAGGACGATGGGAGTAGGAGCTCCTCCCCGACTATCCCAGCATAACGGATTGATCTATCGACACTTTCTTGTCGGCGTACTCCAATCCACACTTCAAAGCCGGCGCCTTGCTCTTTTGCCAAATCTCGGTAGAAGTATTTTGAAGGCCACAGTTTTAACTCTTCTGTACAGAAGCGCCCGCGTGGCCACGGGAACCTTTTATGCTTCAGGATTTTCTCTTCTACTGAACCGGCGGATATTCGAGTAATCTTTATCCCATACATTTCTTCAATTCGATCTAGGTGCGAATAGGTAAGAGGGTGCTCGAATTTTGTGTCTGTAAAAAGGCTAAGGACTTCTTCTTTCGGATATTTCTCTAGGGCCAGTTTTAGAGTAACCTGGCTATCCTTTCCCCCGCTAGTTGGGACTACTACTTTTATCATACCCTCATCCCCGCTATGGCCCCTCGAATCCGATCCCCGTAAAAGATACATGGCTTAGGAGCGTCTGAAAAATCAACCGTTTTTGCTATACCGGATAATTGTACCAGCTGCTTGGCGTTGAAACAACCGGTTGTTTGAATACTTGGAAGGTCCACCGATGCCCCGTCCCCATCATGCTGGCTGGTTGCCACTTTTCCCGGGGTCATAAAAAGCCGAGTGAGGTCGTCAACGAAGGGCATAAGTTCCTGAGCCGCCTCCATCAGCCCTTCCGGGAACGGGAGTTGGGTGGTGTTTCTTTCTAAGACTGGGCGCATGTCTGGCCATTCCGTCGAACAGGTGGCCGTCCGCAGCCAGCGGTCTCCTTTGAAGTGAAAAGTACAGCTGTTCTCCCCGATTTGAATGGCGGTCGGCTCTTCCCCGATACGGAGCAATTCTGCAATGGCCGCTCGCGGGACATTGATTTCCACAGGGAACTGATACCCGAGCCAGTATTCGAGAAGGACTATGTTATTAGTGGTAATGGCGGACTGCCCACGGAAGAGGATACCCCGCGCCCAGGGGCGGGAGGCGTCCTCGGCGATAAAAGGAAAGAGCTTTTTCATCACACCAAGGAGTTCTCCCTGGAGAGGGATGACCTCCCCGGCTGGGTCAACTGCCGGAAATGCCTCTTCCAGGCAGTCAACAAATGCCTTGAACTTCCCAGAGCGTATGGACAACCGTCCTGTCGAGGTAACATGAAGCTCGATGGTTTCTTTACAGGCCTGGACCGCCTTGATAAACGGCAAGGCTTTCGGGCTGATTTTCAAATCAAGGGAAATCGGGCTGAATAGACTCAGGTTCCCATTAAACCCGCGGATGGTTCCATTTTCTATGCGGAAATGGGTGAGCTCCGGGGAGAAATCCTTTTTGGCGACTGCCCCTTGAGTAAAGCGTATGGCGTCTAGCACTAGGCCTCCTGTTAAAATATACTCACTTGGTCCGCTGAGAAAATCTGATCCTCTAGCCTTGCATGCATGGTTTTCCCGAGCTGGTCATAAGCCCAGATACAGTAGCACCAACGAGAAAGGTAGGTTTCCCGCATCCGCTCGACATCCACGCCGCACGCTGTTAACCTAGCTTCGATAGCCCTGCGTTGGATCTCCGGAAGGGTGTCGATGTGCTGCCCCTCTACCCTCCGATTCGGGCTTTGGCTGGACACGTTAATCACCTTGGCCTCGGGCAACAGTAACATCCCACCAACACGGGCAGTCTGAACCCAGGACGAGGAGTCAACGGAGGCCCAAGGGTATCTCTCCATCAGGGATAGGGTGGTTAAGCCGAATCCGTGCACCTTCAATCGCGGGCGCCCAGATCCGTCGGTTAAATACCTTTCCCAGATCCGGTCTAGCCAGAGTTTAAGCTGAGGGGTTGAGATCGGCACCATCCCGCCGAGGGTGATGTATTCGTAGTTCGAAATATACCACTCAAGGTACCTCTCGTCTTCGCCATAGTGAAAGCACGGCAGCGGGCGGACCCCAAGATTCTCCATGGCTTGCTGATTCTGCCAGGTCTTCAACGGGTCCCCGATGCCGTCAAGTACCGAGGCAAGGATGGAATTCCCATCTTTTTCAATGATATCGATGTTTCGTTTTATGTAGTCACAGTATCCTGGGAGATCGACTTCGACGCCTTTGGTGAATGCGGAGAATGCCCCGGAGTCAAGAAAGACCTTTCTCCCGTCGGCGCGAATGCTATCCACAAAGGCTTGCCTGTGGATATAGTGATACGATTCGAGGAGGTTGGTGGCACTTTTTCTTTGGTACTTTTCATTTTCGGTGAGACGATTATAGAGCGTCCCACCGATTTTGAAGTTGGCTGTGTAGATTCCTGCGAGATAAAGTTTCACCCATTCCCCCACAGGTCAACGAGAATTTCAGTCGTGTCTTGAAATTCATTAGGTGCAGACTCCGCCCAGACTGGGCAAACCGCGAGAGCGAGAAAAGCCAGGAATAGTAAGTCGAGAAGGACGACCGTGATCCAAAACTTTCCTGTGGATGTTAGCCTAGAACGGCTGGACGGGTGTTCGGTGTTTTTCTGCATAAAGCCTCCTCAACTTTTGTTATGGGATAGATTTCCAGATCGGAGAACCTTTCCGATCGTGGGTAACCAGGTAGATTTCTCCATCTCGGCCAAACTCCGCAAGCTGGGAGTGCAGGCCACCGTTGGCATCCCGGAGGACCCCGCCGATTTGGTAGACCTTCCCCTGGTAGGACACCCTCAATGAAAAGTAGCCAGTTTCAGGAATTGGATCGACTGGGTCAACTTTTACGAAGCGGCGTTTATCCTTGGACTTTTTACCGCCGGTGATAACTTCATAGCAAGAAAACCCGTAAGGTCTTCCATCATGGAATTTAGGGGCCGTGAGCTCTTCTCCGCAGCGTGTGCAACAAATAGCCATGATAAATCCCCAAAAAGGTGTTCGGGGAACCATTCCCCGAACGATGAATCCATTATCAATCTTTTTGATTTAGAGTCAACCTTTTTCGAACGAAATATCTAATTTTTTTGAATACCAGCTAGGCTGAAAAACTCAGCCCGAGCAGCCGCGCTGCTACGGAACGCTCCTCGCATCACCGAGGTAGTCATTGCTGCTGACGAATGCTCTTTAACCCCGCGCCACACCATACACTCATGCGTCGCCTTGATGACTACTGCTAACCCTTTCGGGCTAATAGCGTTTTCGATAAAATCAGCGATTTGTACGGTCATCTCCTCCTGGATTTGGCCCCTGGAGGCGAACCAGTCGACAATGCGGTTGAACTTGGATAACCCGATCACCTTCTCACCTGGGATTATTCCGATCCAGCACTGGCCAAGGATCGGAACGATATGGTGGCTACATGCCGATCTAATGCTGATCGGTCCAGTAGTATAAACCTCATCCAGTCCCTTGGCGTTTGGAAAGCTGGTGATCCGCGGTGGAGCGAGATAGCGCCCCTTGAAAACTTCTTGGAGGAACATCTTCGCCATCCGCTCAGCAGTCCCAGTAGTATTATGGTCATTATCCACATCTATTAGCAATCCGCGGAGGAAGTGTTCTGCCCGCCGCGCTACCTCATGCTGTAGTTGGCCGAGTTCGGTAACGGAGATAAACTCTGATACATTATCGTTGGCGAAGTATGGCGCTCCGGCCCTTTTGATTCGGTTGGTCAGGGTGGCGACAATCGAGTCGTCCTCAACCGCGGAGATGTCCTTTTCCCAGGGAAAGAGATACCAAGCTTCATCATCGGTGGCGGTGGTTTTGTCTACCAAAGCCAGGAACGGTTTCCCAGGGTAGCTATCGCACCAATGCTCCATAGTCGCCCCGGAGTCGATAATATCGTCTAAAAAGAAATCGGCCTCTTCTGGGGTAGAGGCTATTTCGATACCCGGGTCTACCGCTAAGAGCGCAAACGCGGCAGGGACGCCACCACGAGGTATTGGATAACACTTTACTCCGATTTCTTGCGTCTGGCGAAACTTCGCTACAGTGTTAGCGTAGTCTAGGATGTTGCTTGGTAATAGCTTTTTGATCATAGGTGACTCCAATCGGCGGATGCCGAGCACTTAGCGGTTTCTTCGATCACCACTGATCGAAGAAGAATTCCAGTCCCGTTTAACTGCTGCGGGCCGATATGGTGCAACAAATAAAGAGCCATGTTTTCCGCCGTAGGGTTAAACGGGACGAACACCATGGACTCCTCGATTTCGTCTGGAAGAGGATAGCTGTCTTCGTAGCAATCTAAGAGTCCTCGGACAACCGGGTCATTCTCCCAGGCGATGAACTTATGATCCCAGTTCTCCTCTAACCACATGCAAAGGCGGCTTTTGATTTCACTGAAGTCAATAACCCTCCCGATCGCGTCCGTCTGTGGTTCTTCTTCCCCAGCAACACATTCGAAATGGATTCGGTAGTTGTGCCCATGTAGGTGGCGGCATTTACCTTCGTGACCGACCACCCTGTGGCCGCAGGAGATATCGTGATAACGCGTTGCCTTAATCATTGAATAAGTCCAGTTGTAGGTTTTTGTAGTTTTCCGTTTCCGGGAGGTCCATCAGCCCTTCTTTATGCGCTCGCAGGACCAACGGGTCTGGAAGCCCTGCTTCTTCAAAGCCATGCGCTCGCAGGACGTTTGCGTGGTTCATATCCGTCGGCGGATATTTCCCATCGTAACTGGTATGGCTGTAAGCCAGAGCTTCCCAGCACCCAGGAAGGGACCGGGCCATTTTAGCTGAGTCCGCTTTGGAGAGGTTCATCAGTGGCGCTAGGACTTCGACCCAGGTGGAGGTTACCCCGTTTTTTCCGAAAGGGGAGTTTCCGAGGGCCAAGTTAATATAGTCTTCCACCACCGAGCGGAAGCTCTCCCGGCAATCTGGATAGTTGGCGTTATCCTCTTGGCAGATACCGGTCACAATGGCAAGACTGCCAATGGCCACTGCGCGGTTCGCGGCGATGGTTAGGAATAAGGCGTTCCGCATCGGGACAAAGGTCGTTTCGATGCGTTCACCTATTACAGCATCCATCTGGGCATAATCAGTATACTGCTCCAGGTCGGCTTGCGAGGTAAGCGGAGAAGTAGACTGCAGAATGTCTGGGATTGCTACGAACTCATGAGAGGCTACCTCGGCCATCTCTCCGATTCTCCTAGCAGCGGATAGTTCGATTAAGTGGCGCTGCCCGTAGTCGAACGTTATGGCGTGTACCTCTTCGAAATGTTGCTTCGCCCAGAAAAGAACCGTAGTACTGTCCTGCCCACCGCTCAAAACCACAAGGGCTTTTTTATTTTTCATGATTGGTTTCCTTTGAAATGATTTTCAAAATTACGTAACTTAGCCGCTTCCCAGATGGTGAGGTAATAGTGTAAATTCCGGTATTCATTATTCTACCCCGATAATTTTGTGAAGTTGAAGGCAAAGAGCATAATTGTGGTTGAGGCAGGAGGCTATCGCGACCGCCGTGTTTTCCTCGTTTAGCGCCAGATCTTTCTCGTCCGCTGGCTGCACATATATTTTACCCGAAAAGCCTGGCCAAGGTCGGGCAACTCTTGGATTACTTGGATGCCCTAAAGCGCGGATCGGCAAACCGTCGGAGTCAATAGCGCCAGCCTTAACCACATATTTGAGCGCCCTGATGTGAGGTCTTAGCGGCGGGCTAATGGTCCCCGTCTTAGGGCTGCAAATGACGAACAGATTGGAGTGCCAGTACGGGAGGTCCTGGAAGAGGGTGCCGTTGGTTTCTATTTGAACAGTAAATTGTCTGAGGAGTAGCGCCCGGACTAGAGCATCCAGGTTCTGGCGGAATGGCTCACCCCCTGTAATCACTACTAGGTCGATCTGGGAATCTCGGTTGTTTCGTGCCATCCCGAGTATACTAGACGCTAGGCCTTCAGCGGAATAGCGTTCACGCAATTCAGTGTACTCTGTATCGCATAGCGGGCACTGAAGATTACACCCCGCTAAGCGGACAAAGATTGCTGGTTGCCCGGCGAACAACCCCTCGCCTTGAATAGTTGGGAATACTTTAATAACCTCCAGTGATCCGTCCAGTGATAGATCAGGTTTTTCGGGGGCTTGTTTATTCATTGACTTTCCTCTAGGTAAAAAAAGGGACACGAGGTCCCTTTTATTTGGATACTGGAAGATTACTCGGCTTGGTCTTCGTCTTCTTCCTCTTCCTCCTCTTCCTCGTCTCCTCCGGCTGGTGCAGCTTCTTTAGCCGCCGGCTTTTTAGCCGCCGGTTTTGGCTTGTCCACCGCCGGAGCTTCTTTGCCCAGACCGTTGAACTTACGCCACTGGCCATACTGGGTAGCTGCGGTCGAAGGATTGATGTCTTCCTTAGCGGCGGCTTCCAAGACATCTTTACGGGTGGCGGCTTTACAAGTGCTTTTGCTCAGTGAATCGGAGATCTCCCAGATCCGGCCGGTGGTGGTACCACCATTCGGACGAGTAACGCCGTTTTGCTCGATTTTAGCTGGCTTAACGGGTGCTGTTGATTTTTCGGCTGACATGATTTTCTCCTCCTAGGAGTTGTTTAGTGATTTAATGGTACAGTGTTATTCTATTGGTTATAACTAACTTTATCAAGGTTTAGTTAGATCCTAATTCCGAGAGTTTGGATGCCTTCCATTTCCCAAATTGGACTTGAACAGTTGCTGGGTTAACCTCCGGAAGCTGTTCTCGAACAGCTTCCAAAAGGCTTCTCCAGTTCAGCTGGGAGTTAAGGGCTTTGGATACTTCTGCTGCTTTCGGGTAAAGTCTATCGGCGGTATCCCAGACCATTCCGGTCGCAGTGCCGGCCTTTGGCCGGTTACCCACCTGGGCCGGCTTTTCCCCCGTGTCCGCCGAATTCTTAGGGATTTCTACCGGATCGGCCCCCTCTGGCGCCCGCGCCAGGATAAGTTCGTAGCAGGCGGCGCGCAACGGGCCGAGGAGGAGCTGCCCCCGCCACTGAACTCCCGCTAAATTCTCGTACAGTTTTACGAGGCTAAAGGTATCGATCCTGTGGATATTGGATTCCTCCAGAATTGATCCGGCAGGGGCTATGGCATATGGAACGGCGTCATCCTTGATCAGCGAACAGAGATAGTGGTAACTAGCGGAAACCGCCATCAGGGACCAGCCCGATCTATCGATCATCGCGTACACGGAACCTCCTATTTTGAGATTAGCTTCACTTTTCCATATTTAGCGGGGACATTCCCGCCGCCGTAGACGGTTCCGCTAGCCAAACCGTACACCGGCTTCGCTGAGGAATCAATCATGGATGCCTCGATAGGGGCACAGACGTAGTAGTAGGTGTCCTTGTTTGGAGACGCCCTCTTCATCGCTTCCCCAAACGAGACACATTGCTCCAGGCTGAGCGTCGGTTGATTTTGCGGCGGGTAGTCTGCCCCGTATAAGGCGAGTATTAATAAATAGGTGTACATAGCTTTCTCCTGTGCTTGCCGTCCTTGGCGGTTATAGAAACTACTTTTTAGTTGAGTTGCGGGTAGCTGTTAACCACAGTTGGTACTGTGTTCTGGCGGTATAAAAGGCGACCCCGCGCTCGGCGCACACTGCCAGGACTTCTTTGCGTTTGGCTCCCGGCATACTTTCGGCGATATCCCATACCAATGAGCAAGGTTTATCGACGGCGGACTGGGAGCGTTTCTCTCCGCGGTGTTCGGCGTGCTCTTTTTCCGCGATTTCCTCGAAGGGTTTTTCCGCTTCCTCAGCATGGAACCAACCGCAATGGTTGCAGGTGATTTTAGTTTGTGGGAGGCCGGCGTCATCAGCAAATTTTTCGGTTTCGAGGTTGCCTTCGCGGTGGCAAGATGGGCAGCGGGTGGTATTAAGCCCAAGGTCTTCGCCAAGAACGCGTGAATCGTTTTCGCTGTCGCCCCAGTCCCCGCCGGTCACGTCCAGGTCTTCGACTTCACCGACTTCTTCCCCATAAGCATCCAATTCAACGAATGGTTCGTCTTTCATATCATCGGCAGTCATGGGAGTTCTGTCGAGGAAGCCCCAGGTACCGTCCTCGTTTTGATAGATCTCAGCGCTTTCGTTAACTACCAGGCCGGCTTGTTTAGCGGCACGGACGGCGGATGATTTTTGCTGGTATGTTTTCATGAGTGTTCCCCTTATTTTAATGGTGTTCGAAAACCCCGTGCTCCCGAACATGATTCCATTATAAGTAGTTTTCGAACAAAGTCAACACTTTTTACACCAATTATTAAAAAGGGATATCCGGTTCCCAGTTAGTTAGGCAGGAGAACACGATCACCTCCGGTGGGGGCAGCACCTCGAATTCAATGCACTGGGTCTTCCCCCAATGTATGCAGTTCAGGCAGCTCGGATACCGTTGACCGCGAAGAAGGACCTCTTTAAATACCGCCTGCTGCCCTTCAGCCCGTTTTCGTAAAGACTTGAGGCTGTCGTCGTATCGCCTTTTTCTGGCGATCTCTTCATAGTCTGCATCGCCGGTAACATCAGCGCATCCCTGATCTAGCTGGCTCATAACTGCCTCAGGATCGGTTTCCTCAAAAAGGCACTCACTTTCCGGGTGCCACATTAACCATCTACTCATAATCTTCTCCTCCAAAGGCTGTTCCCGTAAAATCGTGCGCTAGTATGTCCGCCTCCTTAGCTTTAAGGTGTACCCGGAGGTGGGACGGGACGTGGAGGGTCTGTAACTTCTCCAAGGCGTCAGAAATAGTTTCTGGTGGCTCATCTTCAGACCGGGTACGCCACCAATCCCGGGCGCGTTTGGCGGCGTACCCATCGTGTTCCAGGCAAACCCATTCCCGGAACATGCGAAGTCCGCAGAAATAAGAAACTTGTAAACTGTCAGGTCGGTCCGCTTTTGAGTGGCGGTGATAAGTAACGCGGTCGACCTTGAACACCTCTACTTTCATCGGCTTAGGGGTGTTGGGGGCGATCAGCTCCTCTGTCCCAGCCCGGGCGTTAATTTTGACCTCTTTTGGGAACTCTTTTCCGCAACTAATACAGAAGCGGACGCTAGCGTGGTTGTAGGTTCCGCAGGCCTCGCAAATCTTAACAGGGGCAGAGCCGCCTCCTTTCTCTCCCTTTTTACGCGGGAGGACTGGATCATTGATCGGTCCCAGGCGTTTGGTGTTCCCTGCGAAATCCATCACCAGGCAGTTCTGTTTTGGGCCAGCTTCTATAGCAGCCAGGCGCTCAGCGGCATCCCGCAAGGGGTAGCCGTCTGCGTAGACCGGACGGGTCCCGCGCCCGAGAAGCTGTACCCACAGGGCGGCGGACTGGGTGGGGCGCAAAACCCCGATAAGGTCTATCGCCGGATGGTCGAACCCTGTGGTTAATATGCCATTGTTAACCATCGCCACATATTCTCCGGCTTTGAAGGCGGCTATCCTTCGATCACGCTCTTTATCCCCGCCAGCCAGCTTGGAATGGACAAGAGTGGTCGGAACGCCGAGGCTGTCCAACATGTTGGCAACATTTTCTGTATGCTCTATTCCGGTGGCGAATATGAGCCAGCTCCTCCGCCCTTCGCTGTTTGCGATCATTTCCCGCAGAGCGGCATAAGTAACCTCCCCCCTGTTCACCGCCGCTTGCAGCTCAGATTCGACATACTCCCCACCTTTGGTATGAACCCCGCTAACATCTAGCTCGGTTTCGGTTCTCCGTGGAATTAACATGGAAAGGTACCCATTTGCCAGAAGCCAGGAAAATGCATCCTTCTGCGTCATATCGAAACAGACATCCGTAAATATTCCATTGTCGATCAACCTCCCCTGCCCGAGGCGATAGGGGGTGGCCGTGAATCCTACAACTTTTAGGTATGGGTTGATTTCTTTCAGGCCAGAAATAACTTTCTGGTACTGGGAAGTTTCTTTCTGGGAAAGCAAATGGCACTCGTCAATCAGTAAAAGGTCGATCCTTCCAAAGGCTTGCGGGTGAACCTTCGCCACAGACCCGATGCCGCCAAAAGTAATTGGAAAGCCGATTTGCTTCTTTCCTAGCCCGGCGGAGAAAATCCCAGACGGCGCTGATGGCCAAACTCTCTTTAAGGTAATATGATTCTGCCCAATCAGCTCCTTAACATGGGTTAGCTTCATCACCCTCGTCCCTGGGTAGGTAACGCATGCCCGCCGAATGAACTCCGCGATTAGAAAGCTCTTCCCAGTTCCAGTAGGCATGGCCACAATTGGGTTACCGGACTTCTTCTGGAAATATTGGAAGATTGCCGATACCCCGATGTCTTGGTAATCCCGAGCCTTCATTCTACCTCCTATAATTAAGCAATAGTCCTTATTATAAAACGAAAGAAAGTTATGGCTCACCGGAGTTTAGACTCTTTACATGGTTTGCGCGGGTGGTATCTTGGGCTAGCATCCCACTCCCCAGAGGCATAAAGGATTGCAGTATAATAAATTCGCTCTTTCTTGGTCCAGAGATTTGCTCTGATGGTAGCTTCTTCAAATGTCATGTCTTTTCCTCTTCAGTTTGTATAGCATGGCGATAGTATTTCCAACGGACGACCCAAGAACAGCGATGAGGATTCCTCCCCATCCACCGGCGAGGGCCGTTTTCATGATGAACGCCCAGGAGCTCAGTAGAACGAAATCGCTGATTGCCGTAATCCCAACAGCTTGATAGATGTCGGAGCGGACTAAGGCATTCACGGACAGGGTTCGCACGAGGGAACAGAGAATCTGGGCGAAAAAGATGATTAGATACGGTTCCACTTATTTTTCTACCAGGTAGATCATGGTTACCTGGACCTTCTTAAACTCTGCCAAAAGGAGGTCGCTTTGAAGAGGCGTTCCAGGCTTGGCAATGGCGCTCGGGGATTTCAAGGACTCCACCTCTTCTGGGGTGAAGCATTGAGCCGAATCAATTTCTCCGAATTCTACTCCATCCTCTGCTAGGCCAAGGTATCCTCCCTGCAACGCTATTACATAGGCAGAGAACGTTTTTCTGAAAGTCATGGCTGGTTGTGTTTGTGGCATAATTTACCCCATCGGTATTGGCCGGTGATAGTTGCAGCCTTTAAACTGTTCCTCTTTTTGGAGAACTTTTCCATGGAGGGAGCACCCCCATACGCCAGTTTCGGCGGGCACTGAGTAAGCGCAGGTTCGGCAGTTCGCTAATGGCTGCTCGTTAAGGTGGCAAAGGTTGTAGTAAGAGCAGAATTTACACTTAAAAAACCCAGGGGTTTCACTGATTCGCGGTGGTGGATTGCGGGCCTCAACCACCATTCTCGCCCGGTCGTTATAACGATCATACTGCCCAGGATTGAATTCAATCAACTCCCCCCACAGCTCGTCGGTGTCCTTGCAGGTCGCCAGGTATAAAGACCAAGGAAGGTTCATTTTTCCCATGTAGACCTGTTGTTGGACGTAATGCTCCCACTTTGCTTTTAACACCCCTTCTTTTTTCAGTTTTTCGAAGGACTTGGCGTTATGGGTCTTAAACTCCCCTAGAATAGCCACATGTGAGATATCTGGGAGGCCCGTGATAACCGCGTCCAGTGACCCACCGAAGTGTCCCCCGCATCCAGATACTCGGTACTGGGTGCCAGAGTCGGTATGCTGCCAAACACGGCATCCAATCATCCTCAGCAGAGCGACTAACCTGGGTTCCTCTAGATGCCCGCGGTTAAACAGTCGCAGCATCCGTCCTTCAAAGGTACTTTTTTGCGCCCACCGAAAGGTATACCAGAGCTCTCTCGCGCACTCCCTCCCGATGAGGCTAGCACCAAGATGCGAACGAAACCCGTCTTCGTTTTCACGGTAGGCATCTTCCGCGGTAGGCATAAGTTCCCGTAGGAGGCCTCGATAGCGGCTTCCTTGATCCGCGGAGAGGGCAGCTTCGATGGCCTCGAGTGTTTTTGTCGCTAAAATCATTTTATGGCGCCGGTTAGGTGCCCCCGCCGAAACGGAGGGCCGGTGGAAGTTACTGAGCAGGCTGCTGCCAAGGTGGGGTAGGCGCTGTCTGTTGCGGCTGCGCGGCGGCAGGATGTTGCGGTTGCGCGGCGGCTGCCTGTTGCCAAGGGAGGGGCTGCTGCACTGGGGCTTCTGGTTGCTGGGTGTTCCAAACAGGCTGGTTCTGTCTTGCCTGCTGTTCGGCCGCGGCAGGGTCGAAGTTTTGCATCGCCAGGGGAGGCGCTGCCATCGGAGCAGGGCTCGCGGGTTGTTGCCAAGGGAGAGGCGCAGGCGCCGCTGCTGGTTGATACTGCTGAACCGCTGGTTGTTGTGGGGGAGCCGCGGAATATTGAGGCATCGCCGCCGGTTGGAACTGCTGACTTACCACAGGTTGTGGAATGTTTACTGGAGCCGGCGCTGCCATTCCAGGCTGAGCTCCTTCGACCCCTTTGTAGCCTTTGACTTCGTTGCTGGCGTCATAGTGTTTACCATCCGCTCCAGGACCGGCCGGACGGAGAGAAACCCGAACTTGTAGAGGGCGGTTATGTAGCAGTGCCGAGTCGTTGACTTGCATTACCCCGACGGCATGGCAGATCGCGGATAGCGTCCGATAGCCGATTTCAACGGCCACTGGGTTTTTGTTTTGCAGGTTGATGCGATCGAAGATTTTAGAGCGAGTATGTTCCCCTTGGATAACTTCGAAGGTGCATGATAGATACGCCCCCGTGCCATCTTGGGTGGGTTTCATTTCGGATTCGCTCATTACGCAGGTGTACCAGCCGGCTGGGAGTGCCTCTGGAGCGGTCGCTGGGGCGACTTGGGTTGCGTCGAAATTGCCTATTTGTGCCATTGTTATTTCTCCATTGCGGATAATCCGCGGTTAAAAAAATCGAGACCGCATGAGGTGTAAAGCTCCTGCGCTATGTAGTTCCACCCGTCCTGGCGTGGGATAGGTATATCATTAACCATGCCGTAGCGATTTCCGGCCACGTACCCAGGAGTCCGGTTGACTCCGAGGATACGACCCTTGTTGGCGCTGATCGCTTTATTATGGGTCTTTCCCTCCGAAATGAAAATCGGCTCGTGAAGGAACCCAATCAAGTCTGCCCACTGGGTTAGCATCTCCCGCTTGCCGTAAGCTTTCTGGTTCTTTGGGCTGTGTAACAGCAGGTCCCACGAATCATACTCCCCAGCGGTCGGGTCTACCACCTTTGAAGCGAACACATGGCAAGTTAATACGATATTGATGCAACCATAAGTCGCCAGCCAGTCACATTTCTGCAAAAAGTCGCTGAAAAGCTCATTAGCATACTGGTAAGCTCTCCCATACCCACCGAGGGCAGCTTCCATGGTCAAGGCTCGCTGGTTCCCTTTTAGATAGGTCGGGTCCCGACGTAAAACTTGCTCGTGAATCAGCCTCTCCAAAGCGGTAGCGGAATCAAAAACGAGAGTTTGGTATGGGAAACCGCCCTTCTGAACTGCGGCAATGGTCTCGTCAAGTAAGGCCAATACATTCGCAAGTGTGTCGAGCATTGGCGTTTTATAGACACTGACCCCGCCGAACCCCTGTTCCAGAGGGACTAGCAGAACTCTCGGCGCCGAGCAGGCAAGAGTCGTTTTACCCACTTTTTCCACTCCGGCTAGAACCACCCGGATTCCGGTGCGCTGGGTACTGTGGTTAACAGCTGCTAGTATGCTCATAAGGTTTCTTGGCCTCGCGGGCCGTCGACCTCGTGTTTTGGCGCTGGGGGCGGGACCATTTCTAGCGTCGGAGTTGCCCATTTAATGATTAGAGCTTTGTCGAAGATCTTAATAGCCTCCGGATTCAGCTTTTTCAGGTTGGTATACTCTTTAGCGACAAGGGTCGGCTTTCTGGCGATTAAAACGTCCGTATTGACGGACATCGCCCCCAACTCCGCTACTACGCTAGGTAACACCGCTTCGTCAACCTTTCGGTCAAGTTTGAAGGTGGCCTTTAGCGCCCAGCCATAGGTTAGAGGGTGAGTCCTAGAACCGACCACTTTAGTCGGGAAAAAGGATTCGGCGAGTTCTTCGCGTAGGACTTTTTCCGCTTCGACGGTTGGCTTAAACTCCTCAATCTTTTGTTTCAGCTCATACCACCGCTGAAGTTTTTGCAGTCTTTCGATTTCGTCCATAACGGACACTCCTATTCGTGTGTTGAAAGGTGTCCCCATTATAAAGGTCTACCCTATCCCGTCAACTTTATTTTGAAGATATTTTCCTGAAAATTATTCTGTTGGCAGTTTTATTTTGCCCCTATTATAATTGGCGTCCCATCACCGTACCTAGGAGATTTAAATGGCAGCAAAAAGTGCCCGATTTGATCAACCGGGGTCCCTCATGGCAGCAACCTTGAAGTTGTTGCAGGAGAGGGACCTTTTCGAGGTGTTCGCTGAAACGCGTATTCCTTATTATTGGCTGAAAACGTTTGCCGGTGGGATGTATCGGAATCCCGGTGTAAACAGGGTTCAGTTTCTTTATGAACACTTATCAGGAACAAAAATACTCGGGGAAGAGTGATGCGGACTAATATACCAATAGAGTTACGCCTCCTTCCGCAATGGGTGGCGGCCGGTCCAAACAAAAAACCGATTAATCCGAGAACTGGGGGTGCCGCCGCAGTAAACGATCCCTCTACCTGGGCAACCTATGAGGAAGCATGTCGTTCCGGGTACCCCCATGTTGGATTCGTACTGACGCAACAAGACCAGTACACCATCATCGATCTGGACAACAAACCGGAAAAACCGCTAACCGAAGAGCAGTGGAACCGGCACCAAAAAATACTGGGGGCGTTCGATAGTTATACTGAGCGGTCCACCTCCGGACGCGGATTCCATATTATAGTCAAGGGCAGTATCCCGGCCGGGGTCCATCGGGACAACGTCGAGGTGTATTCGACTGGGCGGCATATGATTTGCACCGGGGACGTAGTGCGAAATACCCCGATCCGGGATTACCAGGAGCTTCTGGATGTTCTGTACGGGGAAATGAAGCCAGCAGAAATCGCCAACCTGGAAGAGACTGGGGATGCCCTAGAGGACCGGGAAATCGTGGAAATGGCGATGCGGGCGGCCAATGCCGATAAGTTCAACGCACTCTGCTCCGGGGACCAAACCGGCTACCCAAGCCAGTCAGAGGCGGACTTCGCCCTCCTTAGCATATTCGCGTTTTATACCCGCAGTAATGAACAGTGCCGTAGGCTGTTCCGGATGTCGGCTTTGGGCAAGCGGGAGAAGGCTGTGCGAAATGACACCTACCTGGACTTCGCACTAGGTAAGATTCGTGCCAAACAGCCCCCTCCCATCGATCTCGACCAACTGGTCGCCAATGCCGAGAAGCTAAAGATCTCTAATGCAGAACCCGACCCCCATGAAAATCACCCCAGCAGTAGTGATATCGTTGGCAAGCAAAAGACAGCCGATCGTAAATATAAGAGCACTCATAATGATTATCCTCCAGGACTGATTGGTGAGTTAGCGGATTACTTTTACACCTCGGCAGTTCGCCCGGTAAAGGAGATTGCCTTAGCTGCCGCCATTGCCGTCACGGCCGGGGTGTGTGGGAGATCTTACAACGTTTCAGGAACCGGTCTCAACCAATACTTGATCCTGCTAGCTAAAACAGGGTCCGGAAAAGAAGGCGCATTATCGGGGATAGAAAATCTAGTGTCGGCCGTTCGCCCATCGGTACCCATGGTAGACCAGTTTATGGGACCTGCCGCTTTTGCCTCCGGGCAAGCCTTGGTAAAGGTGTTGAACGACCGGCCGTGTTTTGTTTCGGTCCTCGGGGAGTTTGGCTTAACCCTGCAGCAGTTGTCGGACCACCGGGCCAACAGCGCCCAGCTGATGCTAAGAAAAGTCCTCCTGGATTTATATGCTAAGTCTGGTTGGAACCGAATGTTGCGGTCCTCCGTTTATTCCGACACCGAAAAGAATACCAAGATCGTGCAGGCACCCAACGTTACCATTCTTGGGGAGTCCACCCCGGAGACCTTTTTTGATGGATTGGACGCTAGCCATGTGGCAGAAGGGCTTATCCCGCGGTTCATGGTTATTGAATATTCCGGGGACCGGCCACCGCGCAATAAACACGCCAACCAACCACCAAATAAAGATCTAGTCCAACGGTTTGCTGATTTGGTGGCGATCAGCCTGACCACCTCCAATAATAATACCTGTATCCCGGTACAGATATCGCCGGAGGCGTTACTGGCCCTCGACGACTTCGATTCATTGGCGGACCAGATTATGAACAGCGCAAACGGGGAGGTCGATATGCAACTGTGGAACCGCGCCCACCTTAAAGCCTTAAAACTGGCCGCCCTGCTGGCCGTAGGCAATAACCCCCATCAACCGATAGTAGACGAGGCGATGGCCACATGGGCGATTGGCTTCGTTAAAAGAGATGTTGAGCAGGTAGCGGCCCGTTTCCACAAGGGTGATATTGGTACCGGGGATAGCAAACAGCTCAACGACTTGAAAAGGGCGATCGAAGCGTACTTTGAGTTAAGCGTAGACGCACTGGATAAGTATTCTTGCCCGAGTATTCTACAAAGGCAAAAGTTTATACCATATCGCTATTTGATTAAAAGGACCGCCAGCTTAGCCAGCTATCGACAGGACAGATTGGGGGCAACCCAGGCACTCAAGAAAACTATACAGTGCATGGTGGAATCCGGTATGTTAATCGAGGTGAGTAAACAAGTACTATTCGAAAAGTATAAGTTTTCCGGAGTAGCCTATGGGGTGTCTAATCACTGGGGTTAACGCGGTTAATGGGTGGTTAATGGTAGATTTCTTAATGTTTTCAACGGGTTAATGATGGGTAAGGAGGTTAATGGTAATAGGCAATAATTTAATAGAAAAGTATAAGGATTTTCGTGTACTCTATATTATTCCCTATATTATTAACCTTATTAACTTTATTAACCTTTAATATACATTATTAATATCTAAGGAAAAACTAAGTCGTGGGGTTTAATTACCCCTATTAACTATTAAAAACTGGAAGAACAAATGAGTAAGATTAATAGTCGGAGCAAAGGGCAAAGAGCAGAACGCCTGGCCATCAGATTGTTACAACCTGTGGTGACCAGGGTGTACGAAAGCCGTGGGCTTGAGCCACCGGTTCTAGAGCGTAACCTAATGCAGAGTATGAAGGGGGGATTTGATATAGTTGGGCTGGAGTGGATGGCCCTGGAGATTAAGCACCATGAAACGTTGCAGATTAATAGATGGTGGGAACAGACCCTCCGGCAGTCTGGAAAGAGTAGAGTACCCGTTTTGATGTATAAGCAGAATAGAGTGGCTTGGCGGGTCGTAATGTTCGGCAGACTAAATATCGGCAAGAATGGCGGCAGTTTTCGCGCCCCTGTGGACATCGCGCTGCCGGATTTCCTGGGCTATTTTGAGGAGAGGCTAAAGTATCAGATTGAACGAGAAAAACGTTGACTCTTTAGGTTACACCAGTATAATGGATTCATGGTTCGGGGAGTGGTTCCCCGGACACTTTTTCGGAGAATTATCATGAAAGATTACGACGTGGGGTATAAAGGTATGATTATTGCAAATGTTAAAGGAGCTACTGAAAAGAAAGCCCTTAACATGGCCCGTAAAATCTACGGGCAAGAAGTAACGGTTACCCTGGTGTAGGGGAACAAGCATGGATATCAAAGTCATTGAGAAGGTTCAAAAGCTGTTGGCGCTCGGCCGCAACGACGGTGCCACCGACGGCGAGAGGGATAACGCCTTGCGGATGGCTCATGGCCTCCTGGCGAAACATAACCTCAGCATGCTGGAAGTCGAATCTTATGGGGCGCCAGAGAAACGGGCAGACCTGGATTACGCTGGGTGGAATATGCCTTTCAGCACTACCTTGGCGGTCTCAGTTTCGAAGTTATTTTTCTGCCAAGCTTATCTAGGCCAGAAGGTCAATGGCACTAAACAGGAGTTCCATTTCGTCGGGAAAGTCTCGAATGCGACCACCGCTCAGCTAATGCACGAATACTTGACCAATAGCATTCTAAAAGAATGCCGGAAACATTGGAAGCATAATCTCGCCCCGGAATCTAGAGCGTTCGCCCTCGGAGCGGCATCCAGAATTCTGGAGCGGGTTAAGGAGTTAATGGAAACCCCGCTCGCCGATGCCGAGCCAGGAACCGCGCTAACTGTGGTTAACCTATACAAAACGGAGGATGCCGCTAATTCCGAGTTCCTGGCTAGCGGTGGAGTTAGCTTGGTCGCCTCAAAACCGAAATCCTTGAAGGCCGTTAAATCGTCCGCTTACTCCGCCGGCAGGGCTTATGGGGATTCCGTTTCACTCCATGGGCAGATTGGGTCAGCAGCGCCAGCTGGGAGGTTAGGCTAATGTTCAGCGAAGAGAATTTCGAGGAAATTTTTTCTAAGGTGTTGGCGGATCTTGGGCTTTACCGGGAGAAGCAGAAAACCCCGGAGCAGGTAGCTCGGGTGTTCCATCGGGTCCGCGACATGCTCGGGAATAAGCTGTTTTACCTTCACCGCATCCGCAACGGGGAGCATGTTCATATCTGTCGGCATTGCGGCGCGTTGGAGGCGGCAACCTTCAATGAGGTAATCAAAACTCGGCTCATTGAGAATCAAAGCTGCTTCCACTGCGATCATTGGGAACAGACAGCCAAGGAGCAAAATCCGAGGAGGCTGATTATTGGTGGTGAGCTATATGGGGATGCCGGTGACCAACCTAAAGCTAAGAGGAAAGATTTCCTCGGCCATGCCGGGCAGCAATTTACCATCGAAAAGGATGGTAAAATCTGGACAACCAATAACCTGTGGTCAGGAGGAACCATCCCGGAAGAGTTTCGCGATCGGTTGCCCGATAACGCTAAGTTCGTTAAGAGTACCATCAAGGACCACTCAGGCAACTGCCCTGGGATGACCCATTAAAACACTTGAAGAATGGTTGAATTCATAATGCTTAAAGAACAGCTAAAACAGGAATTGAACTCCCGTGGCTGGAAAGAGGATCGCTACGGGCACCACCAGCGAACTCTTAAGGTAACCAATCGGGAGACTGGGGAGGTTACAGATCGCAAGTACCGTGTCAAGATACAGGCAACTAGCGTGCGGGTAGAAGTGAAGCCCGATGATTTTAATCAATGGATCAAGGTGGATGGGGCGTACTTCAAGGACATCAAAATAACCGAGAATGGTTCTATCCAAATCGGCAGGAAACAGTTAAAATAACATTGATGGCTTGAAGCGTGAGTCAGGTGCACGGGAAAAAGAACCCTGAGTATTGCCTGGGAGAGCATTTTTGAAGAACAGATGCTTAAAGTTAAAGGTTAGAACCCCGGGCTGATAGCCATCAGCACAAACTAACAATTAGGGGATAAGAATGAGCATTACTAGACTACCGAACGGAAAATACCTCGCGAAGGCCCGCGGCGTAGTGATCGAAGCGTTCACCCGGACAGGGGCAATCAAAATCGCCGCAAAACGAGTGTGGGAGAATTCCAATGGCCCGCGCTGACACTATTATTGACTGGTCCTTGGCGTTCGGTATGGTGGTTTCGTTCGTTGTCGGATGCGCGATCGGCGGCTACCTATGCCAGCGCCTGTTTGGGTTCTTTAAAGAACCCGGGGAAAGTGGTTACCATGCCCCCGCCGACGGTAAAGAAGATGACCGCCGGCTAGCCAAAGTCATTAAACCGGTCGTAGAGACGAGGAAAAAGAAACATGAAACAAAATAAACCTACCCAGGTAAAGACTTGCCATATGTGTAACAGAGCGGTCTATGCCGACGGGCTTTGCTACTCTCACTACGTTAGGGTCCAGGCCGAGAGCTCCGACGGGAAAAGCAGACCCTACCCGTTTGTGGTTGGGGCTTAGTAATCCAAGGGGGCAAATATTATGTGGAAGTTCCTAAAGAGAAAATCCGATTTCGAGCGCGGAAGAGAATACGCCCTATCAGAAATAGAAAAACAGGGTACCGACTGCGTGGACAGGCTGCTGGTCGAGGCCGATAACCCATTCGACGGCGACGGGTTCGATAGAGGCATTAGGAGTGGACAACGACCGATAAAGAACTTTTGGAGCTGGCGGCTAAGGCGTGCCACATTGAGCTTTGGACTCCTAATCCTTGGAGAGAATACGGGGTGCCGGGAGGATTATTGCTAAAAATGGCTGTACAGTATGGAACCCGCTAACCAATAAAGCCGACTGCTTGCAGGTGGAAATAGATTTGAAGCTCGGATCAATATTTGCCAAAAGAGAAGGCATATGGATTTGTGGGATTGGCAGCACACAGTCAACACACCGAGACCGCCAACGCGCTAGCACTATGGCTGCGGCGCAAATTGGAATGGCAGTTGGCTCAAAAGATTAAGTGGTTACCCCCGGGATGCGCTCGCTCCCACCTCAAAGCCGGTTCGCCGGCTTCTTTTTTGTCTGGTGATTTCTTCTAGCCGCAATGGCATACTTTGGGAAAGGAGATAGCATGGCCAAGAAGATAGTACGAAACCCGAGAACCGCCACCCCTAGCGAAATGACCAAGTTTCGCCAGAACCAGATACTAGAGATGTATCGGGACAACCCGAACTTTACCTGGATCGCAAGGGAGCTGGACCTCAGCCCAACCTACGTCATCAAGCTCTACAGACAAGCTCTCAAAAGCATTATTGTGGACAACGTTGAAAACCACCGTAAGCTGGAACTCGCGAGGTTGGATAAACTCCACCATAAGGCCATGCAGGTGCTTGAGGCATTCCACCCGATGGTGAATGCTGGACAGGTGGTCCGCGACATCATCGAGGACGAGAACGGCCGACCTGTGCTGGACCCAGAAACTGAGCAACCACGGACCTACCGGCTGATTGACCAGGGTCCGCTTCTTTCTGCTATCGACCGGTTGTTGCGCGTTTCCGAGCGCCGTTCCAAGCTCCTTGGCTTAGACGCTCCAACCAAGACCTCACTCACCGACCCAACAGGCGAGAAAGAGGCTTCTTTTGTTCAATTCTACATACCGGATAACGGCCGTGATGAAGATTCGTAGGCTTCGCTTTATAGACAAACCGCTTCCGTTTCAAGATAAGGATTTCAAGGAGGACGACCATCCCAGAGATCCGGACGGGAAATTTACTTCAGGCGGTGGTAAATCTATCCAGGGCGGGGTGACCATCCCGAAAGAAGGATCTCTTAGCAACAAGATCTGGGCGATGGCTCATAACCTGTCCAAGAAGAATGGGAAGTCCCCGACTGCCTCCGAGTTAAGTGCTTATGCCGCCTCCAAAGGGATGGAGCTTAACAAAGCGACGGTCGGGACCCAGCTAAACTACTATAAGAAGTGGGCGGCCGCTAATCCTGCAGAAGCCGAAGAGCCGAAGAAGGAGAAGCCGAAATTACCAAACACCCTGGAATCTGTGGCAACTCTATCGGAAGCCGCAGGGTTGAAGAAAGAGGGCGAATTTGGTGGAGTAACTTACTTCAAGAACGATAATACCAAGGTTAGCTATAAGCCCGACACCAAGTCTTGGCAGGTAAAAACCGACGGGGAACTGGTAGCCCAGGGTAATGGTGACATGGCCGACCTCGAGGCTGCTTTGGCGAAGATTCCGAAAGTCAAAAAGCCAAAAACCTCCCAGACCCAACCGGCACCTAAAATCGATCAGCTAGCTACGCATACCGCTCCGAACTATGCCAGCGCACTTCCAAAGAGCTCCTTCAGCTATAATAGCCATGGGATACCTAAAACCGAAGGTTTCCCGTCTGGGATTCAGTCGGCGCTGAAACGCTATACCGGGAGCCGTTACAAACAGATTAACGCCGCTATGAGATTTGAGGCGGATTACGATTCGCTTGATACCTCAACCATGCGGGATATCCTTCACCTCCAGAAGGCATTCCACTGCGTCCCAGAAACCACCAAAGAAGCTAGTGTTGGGCGGAAGGTTGGTCTAGATGCTCTAAAGACTATGGCGAAACACGCCGGTTTGAACCACCTGACGGAGATTCAGCCGGGTACCATCCTACAAGAGGATGGGATCAGCTCCACCTCGCATAGTGAGAATATTTGGTCCGGAGACGTCAGATTCTCCATCAAGATACCAAAAGGGGCGAAGGCAATCTACGTGGATGATATTTCTCCACACAAAGGAGAAAATGAAACGTTGCTTCCACCTGGAACTAAGTTTAAAATAAATAAAGTCCAACAGGACACTGGTTGGTATAAATTCGATATCGAGTGTGAGGTGCTATTATGAAAATGTTCCATAGTCTAGAGGAATTAAATGCCTCGAATAAGAAGGAGACCCTACACGCCGCTAACCGTATGGGGTTTGATACCCAGCAGGAAGAGGATGATGGGAAGATTCTTTGCGGACGCCACGGTTCCGACGAAATCATAGAGGTTTACCCGAATGGTTCCTGGGCTCTCCTCGGAAAAGAAATTAGCGGGGACTCAGTGGTATCCTTAAAATTACTCCATTCATTAGGGGAAGATGAGTACCTCGCAGAAACGACGGGCTAAGGTTGAAATCCGCCCGCAGCCAGGGCCGCAGGAAAGTTTCCTAGCTTCTAAGGCCGACATTGTAATATTCGGCGGGGCGGCGGGCGGGGGCAAGAGCTATGGCATCCTGCTGGAAGCGCTTCGACACGTAACTGCAAACCCGGAATTCTCCGCGGTTTACTTTCGGCGGAATACCACGCAAGTGAGAAACCCGGGAGGTCTGTGGGACGAGTCCATGAAACTCTACCCTTTCTCCGGGGGTCGGCCGATTTCTCACATTATGGAATGGCGGTGGACCCGCGGAGGAAAGGTCCGGTTCGCCCATCTGGAGAATGAGAATACCGTCCTCGATTGGCAAGGCAGCCAGATCCCGCTTCTGTGCTTTGATGAGCTCACACACTTTACCAAGAATCAGTTCTTCTACATGCTATCCAGGAATCGGTCGATGTGCGGGGTTAAACCCTATATCCGCGCCACCACCAATCCGGATGCTGACAGCTGGGTCGCGGATTTTATTAGTTGGTGGATCGACCAAGAATCAGGACTCCCAATACCAGCGCGGTCCGGAAAGCTGCGCTGGTTTATACGCGTCTCCGATGTTATCGTCTGGGCGGACTCTAAGCAGGAGCTGATCGATAAGCACGGCAGTACCTCCCTCCCGAAATCCGTAACTTTTATTCCGGCGAAACTGGAAGATAATAAAAAGCTGCTGGAAGCTGACCCAGGGTACCGGGCGAACCTGATGGCAATGTCCAGGGTGGAACGAGGACGTCTTCATGACGGGAACTGGAAGATCCGTCCGGCGTCTGGTCTCTACTTCAAAAAACACGAAGTCACCATACTCGATAGCATCCCTAACGATGTGGTTAAATGGGTTCGCCGGTGGGATTTGGCGGCAACCATCCCAAGTGACGAGAATCCTGATCCAGACTGGACGGCCGGAGTGAAGATGGGACTTCGCAAGAATGGCCGATACATTATCGCCGATGTGATTCGGGAGCGGGAACTGAGCGGTACCATTCGTGAGATGGTTAAGCGAGTCGCAGGAAACGATGGCCGCGGGGTTCGGATCGGATTACCGCAGGACCCAGGGCAGGCCGGCAAGGCCCAAGCGGCGAGCTACATTAAAGACTTGACCGGATTCGTAGTGGAGGCGGAAAGGGAGACCGGCGACAAAGTAACGCGCGCAGACCCATTCGCCTGCCAGTGGCAAGGTGGTAATGTGGACATCGTCCGCGGTGCCTGGAACGAGGCTTACCTGGACGAGATGGAGGCGTTCCCAAGCAAGGCCCATGACGACCAGGTGGACGCATCATCCGGGGCTTTTCTGATGCTGAATGGCAGCAACCTCAGCACGTGGGCTAAACTAGGGCAGAAGCGTTAGATTGCAGCGACTTCCTGGGTTCCACCGCGAAAGCTTTTTCGGCCGACAATCTTGTAGCTCCCGGCCGGGATCGGGACATTCCACTTTCCGCGGCATCCTGGACCTTCGAAGCCGAGAATACCTTTCGAGAGCGTAAAATTATCGCCCGTCTTAGCTTCGGATGGGCTCCCAACTAGGTCGGCAAAAGTACTACTGTGGATATGGTAAGTTTTCATTTCGTTCTCCCGTTTGATTTAGTATGACCTTATTATATAGAGTAATCGAAAAAGGCCAACACCTTTTACACGAAAATTGCTAGGTGAAGTGTTCTGGCTGACCGCCTTATAATCAAAGCACTTCTAGGTGGGATTATCCGATGGCTAAAAAACGACGCACTGATCAGGTTAACATACGCCAAGTGGCCAAGTCGGCTGTGACGGCGGATAAACAGGTTCGCTATTCTGTCGAAGAGGCCAGGAAAGCCCAGCGCGAAGGCAAGCCTTTGGTCAACACAGTCGACTCCTTCGTCAACTTCAGCCAGAACTTAGGCATCGGGGCAGACAACGCGCTCTCCGGGGCATCTTATGGCTTCAATCCAATCACCCGAAATCGCGTTCTCCTGGAATGGATGCACCGCGGATCTTGGCTGGCAGGCATTATTGTGGACTGCGTAGGCGATGATATGACGCGCTCTGGTATTGATCACGAGGGAGAAATCACCCCAGAGGATACTGCTACCATCGAGGAAGCCGCTACAGGCCTGGACATCTGGGGAAAACTTAACGAAACTATTAAATGGTCCCGCCTTTACGGCGGGGCATTAGGTGTCCTGTTAATTGACGGGCAGGACATGTCGACTCCGCTGCGGATCGATACAATCCGGGAGGGGCAGTTCTGTGGACTCGCCGTAGTCGACCGCTGGATGGTGGAGCCTAGCTTGGAGAATTTAGTTACCGAGTTCGGCCCGGACCTTGGGTTGCCGAAGTTCTATCGAATTACATACCAAGCCCCTGCCTTGGCTGGCAGGGTCATCCATCATACCCGGTGTATCCGCTTAACCGGGATCAAACTCCCGTACTGGCAGGCGCTAATCGAGAACCTGTGGGGGCTATCGGTCCTTGAGCGGATTTACGATCGAATGATCGCCTTCGACTCCGCTACCACAGGAGCTGCCCAACTCGTTTACAAAGCGTATCTGCGAACTTACAAAGTGGATGGCCTGCGCGAGGTCATCGCCGCCGGAGGGGATGCCCTTCTTGGCTTGCAGAATTCTTTGGAGTTCATGCGGCGGTACCAGAGTATCGAGGGGGTAACCCTGATTGACTCCGCCGACGACCTAACAGCAGATTCTCATTCTGCCTTCGGCGGGCTATCCGATGTGCTCCAACAGTTCGAGGGGCAAGTCGCGGGTGGGTGCCAGATCCCCGTGGTTCGGCTGTTCGGCCAGTCCCCCGCTGGATTCAGTACCGGGGATACAGACCTCCAAAACTATTACGACAACATCAGGCAACAGCAAGAAAAAGACTTGCGCCTCGGGGTCACCAAGGTTTATCGGTGCATCGCTGCCTCTTGCGGGGTAGAGCTTCCGGGCGGGTGGAAGATACAGTTCCGCAACCTGTGGGAAACAAAAGAATCGGAGAAAGGCGATATCGCCGGAAAAGTCTTCGATGTGGTTTCCCGGGCGGAGGAGACTGCCATCATCGACAAAGCCACAGCCTTGAAAGAGCTCAAACAATCTAGTAAGACCACCGGTATCTTCACCAATATTACAGACGAGATGATTCAGGACGCGATCGATGAGCCACCACCCCCTCCCGAGATAGTTGGCGGCGGCCCAGTCGAGAGCCCGAAAGAACTGGAGCACCTTCAGCAGATAAATACAGGCGCCCAGGCCAAAGCCGAGGACGCTGCCTTCCCCGTGGCCGCTGGGATAATGGTAGTGGCTAAGAGCGGAACTACCCTCCTAGGCCGGCGAGCGGATAGCGGCGAATGGGCTTTCCCTGGAGGGAAACTGGAGCCTGGGGAAACCGCCCGACAGGCTGCCGTTCGGGAATTCCAGGAGGAAACCGGGGTGCCCGTCCCTTCCGGGAGGTACCGAGGGATGTACGAGAATTTTCTCTGCTTCAGCATCCACGGAGAGGCGGAGTTTGATACCTCCCCGAATGAGGAGTTTACTGAGATGGGGTGGTTTCCGTTGGATGCCTTACCAGAACCGATGCTTCGTGGGGCTGATTACCTTATAAAGGCATACGGGCGGCAATAATCTTTTGCAAGTTAAATTGTGACCAAATATAATGGCAAAAAGCAGCCAGTCCGCTAACCGTAAGGCGAAAGAGCGTTTCGCGATCGCGTCGAGGCTGGAGAAAGAATACGCGAGGCAACTTCGGTACCTGACTGGCCATATTGATAAGCTGGTTAAGACTATGGCCGATCGGCCTCAGGAGCTTCAAGCCCTCCTGAATAGCTATGCCGCCACAATCGATCCATGGGCTCGGGCGGTGGCAGATAAAATAGTTAAGCGCATTGCAGACAAAGATGAAGGCTCCTGGGTTCAACTCGGGAGAGCTATGAACCGTGAGCTCCGTAAGGAGCTCGAAGCCGCCCCAGTCGGCTTCGAGCTAAAACGCTTTTTGGAAGAGCAGGTAGTATTGATTAAGAGCCTCCCGATAGAGGCCGGGATGCGCGTTCATAAGTTGACCCTGGAAGGGATCACCGCGGGACGCCGGGCTGAGGACATCAGAAAGGATATCCTCGAGACCGGAAAGGTGACCGCGAGCCGCGCGCAGCTGATTGCGCGGACGGAGGTTGCGCGGACGGCATCTGGGTTAACCATGGCCCGCGCGCAGCATATCGGAGCAACCCATTACTACTGGCGGACCAGTGGTGATGGTGACGTCCGGGAAAGCCATAAGAAGATGAACGGAAAAATCATAGCCTGGGACGATCCTCCAGAAGTCGACCCAGGCAAGTTTTATCATGCCGGCATGTTTCCAAACTGCCGCTGCTACCCAGACCCCATACTTGAAGAGGTTTAAAATGCGCTTCCTTCTCGGCCTACTCTTTTTCTTCCTCTTCTTACCGACCGCCCAGGCTGTCGACATTTTTATGCAGACCTCCGGGGCAAAGGTTGTTCTGCCCTCGGCCTCTAGGGCGGTCACCACCACCTCCTCTATCACTATCTCCCCGGCGATGAAGTGCGGACACGTCATAGTTAACGTCACGGCCTTCACCGCGGGGGCGTTGACTCCGCACATTCAGGATTACGATCCGGCCAGTAACACCTACTACGATGTCTTGGTTGGCCCAGCGATCGCGTCTACCGGAAAGACCGTGCTTAAAGTTTGCCCAGGGATAACCCCTATCGCCAACGGAGCGGCGGCAGACTTTTTGACCACAAATTGGCAGATTCAGATGGTGGCTGGGACGGCCGATGCCATCACCTATTCCGTCGGAATGGAGGTTTCACCATGATTCACCGAATTACCTTACTGTGGTTATTACTAGCCCTCCAAGGGGCTTGGGCGGTCAACGCCATCAATCAGCTCGACTCCGATTATGGCCCAGCGAATGTCAAGGGCGTTCCAGTTCAGTACTTTCTGACGGCTACCGGGGATAACTCTATCAACCGGAACCTGAACGGAAACTACTCCGCGGCTGCTGTCGATTTTTATTGGCAGGCGACTACCCGCTACGATCTTCATTCCTTGCTGGTGGCTATTTCGGATAATGCTAGCTTCAACCAAGTCGACTACGGAGGCATCCCGAACGGGACCGTTGTCAACGGGGTTACCTTTTGGATTCAGCCATTTGGCACGGCAAAGGTCCCGCTACTGTCCGGGTTCATAGTTACTCATAACTACGACTGGCTCTCCATGACGGCCTTTCATGACTTAACCCAATTTGCCGGACTATCCCAAACATTAGTAGCGAACTTTTCCACTATTGACAGTTACGGGAAACCGTTAGTTTTGAATGTTGGGGATCGGATTGGTGTTACACTGCACGACGATTTCTCAACCCTTGTCGCTCATACTTTTGGAATTAGAGGCATAGCACACCCATGATCTACAAGACAGGTAATTTTACCGACCCTAACGTGCAATTCATCTCTGATGGCAATGGTAACGTGACTGGCATTTTGTCTGGGAGCGGAAAGAAGTCTCCGGTCATTTCTGCCTACCCATCCAGCATCTCATTCCCACCAGCCGCCGCTTTTGGGGTTGGCGTGGCGCAGGTAGGACTAGACACTTATGTATCTGATGGAGTGAGGTGGTCAATACCCGGGCACCCATCGCTATCGCCATTCGACAAAACAAAATATACGCGGCTTACTAACGCCATTAGGAACACCATAGCTGGGGTTTCAAACACTCGCATTTTATTTGCCGGGGACTCAACTACTTCCGGTGTAACAACCAACTCGCTAAATTCAATTCCAAACTCATTTGTAACTAGACTTAGCGAAATACTAACAAACAGCGTGGCACCAGCAGGCTGGCAATCACACTATGGCACAGCAAACGACAATACAAACGGATTGGCGCTACATGCGTCAGATAACAGGCTGCTTGATTTGCCGGCTGGATGGGCAGCGTTTAGCCCTGGGACTGGAATTTGTGGCGCTAGTATTACCAATTCAAGCAATACAAATCCTATCACGTTCACACCTGCAGCCAATACAGATACTCTTGACGTTTATTACATAGACGCAGGCGCGACGTATAACCGATTTGAGATCAAGGTTGGAGCTACGGTTATAGGCACTGCCACCCCTTCTGGCAGTAACTCAGTTAAAAAACTCACGGGATCAACAACGCTGGGAGCAAATACGTACACGATACAGCGTGGAGCTACTGGCGCAGCCGGGATGATTATCGTTGGGTTCGAGGCCTACGACTCCTCGAAAAAAGAGGTTTCTCTAATCAATGCTGGGATTGGTGGGAGCTTTTTAAAAACATGGCTAGCAAAAACTCCAACGCAGTTTTGGGATGCATTGAGGATTCTGACGGATGTTGGCAGTGCGGCAAAATTTGACGCTGTTGTGCTGGATTATGGAATCAACCACTGGGCTAACTCGGCGACTAACAGTGCTGCCGAATTTGGTGTTCAACTTAATTTAGTTGCGAGCTATCTAGCAGCGGCGAACATTCCGCTAATAATCAAAACGCCGGCACCATCACCGACAAGCGTTGCGTCATACGCACTGCAAAAAACGTATGTCGATGAAATTTATAAAACAGCAGCGACATACGGGCTGCTAGTAGTGGATACGTTTAACGCCTGGAATTCTGATTTTTCAGCAGCATATGCAAATGGGTGGATGACGGCAATCGGCGATGTTCATCCGTCGAAATTAGGCTATATGGTTGAGGCCGGATATTTAGCTGACGCCATTAAATACCTTTTGAGGTAGAAATTAATTTAAGAACTTCGGAATAGACCCAAACCAATAATTAAACAGCATGTTGTAGAGTAAAAATGACTACTGCACCCAGCAAGCCATGACCCACAAACTCAAAACCGCCCCGGCCGTCGAGCCGGCAGATTGGTGAAGCCTTAACAAATTTACTGCTGAATATCCTTGCAGGAGGTGATATGGAAGAGAGCGAATTTAATCTTGGGAGAAGGGAGTACGATCACTTGGACGTCGTTGATACGCGAGATAAGCTCACGCTAGAAGAGCTGCAGGAACTAAAACGGCTCGCGCAACTTTCTAAATCCACAAGGGTGGTTGTTGGCATAATCTTTGCTGTGGTAGCAGTGCTCGGCGTCCCGAATGTGATCGCCTGGGTGAATAAGCATTGGGTATAATTGATGAATAAGTTTGGAGTAGACAATGTTTGGAATTGATGACGCGATTGCCGCCGGCAGCAAACTGATCGACGATGTGGTTACCAGGATCTGGCCAGACGCTACTGAGGTAGAGAAGGCCAAGATCTCTCTGGTCACAGAACAAGCAAAGCAGGAAATGGCCTCGGTCCTTGGCCAGCTCGATGTTAATAAGGTTGAGGCCTCGCATGCTAGCGTTTTTGTTGCCGGATGGCGCCCGGCTCTTGGTTGGGTCGGTGCAGGCGGCCTCAGCTACCAAGTAATGTTCATGCCCGTGGTTAATGGGTTGTGCCTAATTGCCGGAATTCCAGCGCCGTTTCCAGCTATCGATATCAACCTCTTGCAAACGATGATCGGCGGAATGCTAGGACTCGGGATAGCTAGGAGCTATGATAAGATCCAGGGAGTTGATACTAAAACAGTTGGTAAGCAGGTATGACCATCCTACTTTTTGTCTCCCGTGTTCTTCAGTGGCTGGTCTATCTGCCAGTGCATGCTGTACTAGTGCTATCCGCCCCTCTCTATGTTGGGTGGGTTGTCAGGAACTTCAGCACGGACAACCTCCTTGACTTGAAATGGCCCTTTCAGCTTTTAATGACCGGGGACAACCCGATGACTGGGGACGAGGGCTGGCGAGTAAAGCACATGCCGATTAAAGGAGATCCACTCCTTCTGGAAAACAGGATTGGCTGGGTACGACGAAACAAATGGAATAGGTTCAATTTCGAGGTAATCGGCGTTCCAGAATCTCCAGAATGGGCAAAGAGCCTGTTTGAGGTCCAGAATGACCACTGGTTTTTCATTCGGCCGGACGGAGCCTGGATGCTTCGATGCTTTATTCCAATACCTTGGACGAAGAAATATTTGAATCTGTATTTTGGTTGGAGCCTTTTTGGGGCAGTTGATGGAAACAATAAGTTCACCGCAACGATAAGGATAAAGAGCGCCCCCTGAAGACGGCTCACCGCTGTTACCGCCGAAGGTAAAGAAGAAATCACCTTTTTCCTTAAAATTACGGTAGAAGATTTTAAAACCTTAATTTATAATTATTTTCACCAGAAAATTTAACCTGATCAAGGATATAGTTATGAAAAGAAAGCTAGTTCTTTACGCCGCGGCCGGTTTGTTGGTCGGTGCTATTCTTGGCTGGGCAAATCCCGCTTCTGCTGACGCGGTCTATCCCTATCAGAACCCAACCTATATTCCAGCCCCGACCTCAGCCCCAGTTACCCTGGGCACCGGTGCTAGTACTAGTACCGTTTTTACCACGAACAACTTGGGCACCGTGACCTTGCGGGTGTCTGGGACGTGCACCTCATTAGCCGCGGCTATTGAGGCCACCTCAGATTCGGCGGCTACAAAAACGAACTGGACGGCGATAAACTTCTACGCCCCACCGGCCTTGGGCACTGCCGCTGCTGCCATCGATGTTGATGGGAGCTTAACGGCGGCAGGGCTGTACAAAATCAACGCGTCTGGATACACCCAGCTTCGCCTGAACATTTCTGCCCTGGCCGGAACCTCATGTGTTGTCCAATGGTCCGGTTCGAATGCCTCTTTCAACGGCTCATTCTACTAAGATGCGAAGCCGGACTTCTGACAGAGCCCAGTTTTACACCACGGAGCAAATCGGTCCGCGCCAGGAACTGACCCCGGAGGGATTCCTCATCTGTTACGATGTTCCCCTGGCCAGAACTGGAATGATGATCTACGGCCCAGATGAGACCCCTATCGCCGCCGGCCCAGAGGGGATTGTTAAGATTTTCCGCGAAGAAGAAGAAGTTTTTCGGGCAGAAACCGTAGCGAGCGCCCTCGGCAAATCAGTAACCAATGAACATCCGGACGAGGATGTTATCCCAAACCTGTGGAAAGAACTGACCCACGGGGTAGCCTTAAACGTTCGCCGGGGGGAGCTTGGGAAAGATGATTTACTCTTAGCAGATTTGATGATCACTACGCCAGAGGGGATCTCCGCAGTTCAGCGGGGTAAACGCGAAATCAGCTTAGGGTATGAAGCGGATTACATCGAAGTCGAGCCAGGGGTTGGACGGCAATCCAATATTATCATTAATCATATTGCGTTGGTTGAGCATGGAAGATGCGGGCCGCGCTGTGCCATTAGAGATCGCAAACCAGTTATCGACCAAGAGGATATCGATATGAAAAAAAGAAGTAAGTTTTCCGACAAGATTTCTTCCTTACTCCGCCGCGCGTACCGG